GTCAACCTCCTTAGCCTATAGAAATATAAACTAAGGAGATTGTACGTCACCTGCGTTTGACTTTCAAGTAGGTGTTCTCGTTGAAGGATCTCTTCTGTTTCAATGCTCTTGCTATTGCCAGATCAATGGGAGCAGCGCTTGAAAGGTGATAGTAATATAACTCATCAAACGGAGTGTTCATCCTATCGATCCTCCCTTCCGCCTGCTTGGTCATGCGATAGCTGTAGGACTGTGAGAAGAATATCATACAGTTGGTTGTTATGCAGTTCCATCCTTCGCACCCGGCAGAATATTGAACCAGGTAAAACCATCTTTCAGAGGAAGGTACTTCAGAGTGTACTTCTCCGTTCCATTCGCCATACTCAATACCAAGTTCTTGTGCGACTTCTCTGAGCCTGTGGAGCTCATAGGAGAAGTTGTAAAAGATGATGATTCTTTTATGGTTTTCAGCAGCTCGTCGAACAAAATCGTATCTACTATCATTATCGTTTGCTACCTTTCTAAGTAAATAAAAGAGCTTACCAGTTTCTTCAATAGGCTCATCATCATATGGATCCCATCTGTCTTTCCAGACCGTCTTATACAAAACCTTATCGTAGTTGAAGCGCAAATATAAATGCTGAGGATGCGTGTGTCTGTCAACAGGAAGAGGAATGGAAATGTCAATCTTGTGCCTCATCAGAACAGGTTCATCAATATACTTCTCAATCTTCGGGTATTTGGTAAATCTCGAAAACACACAATGCTTCCTGTTAAACTCGGTCTTATTCTTATAAAATCCGTTAGCCACAAAGACAGGAATATAATCCGCCCACTTATCGCCAGGCGTTGCGGAGAGAAGTATCCACCTGTTCTTCCTTGCTATGTTTAAAAACGCTTTTACCCAAGCGCCCGAACCTACGACTCTTTGCTCATCAAATATAAAGAACGCGCCATACACATCTTTATACTTCTTGATGTTGTTCCATGAGTCAACTACAACCTTCCTTTTTATCTTAAAAGGCAAAGCCTCGTCTTCCCACTCTTTAGAGTCTCTTTTCTTTGCTGTTGTAATAATATAAAGATCACGGTCAGGGCAGTCCTTGGCATAGTAGGCCAGAGAAGTTCTGCTTTTCCCTGACCCAACGTCACCGACAAGGATACAGCCATTCTTCATCTTCCTTACTGCATCGATCTGATGAGCGTTAAGTTCAATATTTGTCACTGTACCCAAGCCTCTTCATTTCTCTTTCTCTTTCTTCTTCCCGATCCAGCTCCCCTTCGATGCAATACCTCAAAAAATCGCTCACGCTTATATTATGCTTCATTGTATATTGAATAACCCTGTCATAAATGTCGTCTGTAAGTCTCACAATGACTTTGTTATTCTTCTTTTCGCTCTCTTCTTTTTTAGGACGACCTATTTTATGGGATACAATTCTTACATTTCTTATCGGCACATAAATACCTCCTTCTAACTCGCAAAGGCGCTTAATTTAGAGATGACAAAAAGTACTAATTTAGAGACTACAAAAAGTGCCTAATTTAGAGACTACAAAAAGGAGCAACATACTTTTGCGAAAAAACTCTATTTTAAAATTTTTTTCTCAGAAATAAAGAAAAATGATAAAATAATTTGCCCATTGTTGACGTTTTTGTCGTCGCTAAATACAATAGCACACATACGCTTTGCAATCCGTACTTTTTGTAGTCGCAAAAATACCGACTTTAGAGACTACAAAAAGTCTCGAAAGTTCAATTTTGCTAGAATAACTGTTGACGTTTTTGTAGTCGCAAAACTAATTGTTGACGTTTTTGTAGTCGCAAAATTAAAAATCGTACTTTTTGTAGTCGCAAAAGTCGCCTTTTTGTAGTCTCAAAAGTCCGGGTAATTCACCCAAAATCAGTCATCTGAAAGAGGTACGCCGGCCCATTTCTGCTCTAAATAGTCGTCCTCAAAGTCGTTCCTGCCGCCCGCAGTCTCATCTAACGAGAACCAAAGCTCATTGATGACAGCCGTGCAGGGCTTCTTAGGATCATACTTATACGGCCTGAACCCGATGTCGATGTTCTTGATATGAGCGGTATCAACCAGAACGAACTGATCAGGCTGCAGGAGCTCCGGACCGTTATCTGTCTGCATCATGATCTTCGGGCTCGGCTCTTCCTTCCCTGTCCTCCTGTTAATATAACTCTTAAGTCTCGCCCCAACAGTCCTGCCGTTCTCATCAAGAACCTTATCCACATAGCACACGAACTTGATAAAGTATCTCTCGCCCTCGAACATGAGTGACCCGTCCTTGTTCTTGTGGTACTTATCCTCTGCCCTGCCTACAAGAAAATCATTCTCTCTCAGCCCCTTGGCAATATCATCCTCATCAAAATAGATGGTGATGGCTCTCTGAGGATCCTTGTTCGGATCGTCATAGATCGACTTGGTGTGAGCCCCGGCAAGGTTTGAGAACTTAATATCGGTAGCTCCGTTGATTCCCTCAAGTGAATAACCATACTTTCTCTCTGTAAATCTCATACTTAATTCTCCTTTTCTTTTAATGTCTTTGAAATATCAACAGTTCCATCATCGCCATACGTAATAGTCTGACAGTCACAGCAAGGGTAGATATCCCTGCCCTCGACCTGAGACTGGATTGCGCTTCCATAAAACTCACATGTCCTGCAGTGCAGGATATCATCACTTGTCATTATCCACTTCGTCGCTATGCTGCTCGCCATCATTCTTCTCCTTTACTATTGGCGTATAACCGACACATTTTCCGTCATCACGCTTTGATGGATCCATCATTCTATAACAGCAAGGATTTAAAACCCAGCCGTAAAGATTGTGGCAGTTATAGCATTCTTCTCTAAGATTAGGCTCCTTCATCACTCCTCCACTGGACCAATCTCGGTATGGTGAATAATCTTCTGCTCAACTTTCTTACTATCAAGGAACTTAAAGCGATTGGTGGACAGCTGAATGATCTTGCCATCCTCAAGCTCGATAACGCCAACAACCTCTTCGATAAGGTTGCCCTTCTTGCCGGTCAGGGTCCGTGATCCGAACCCATGAAACCAGCCTTTCTTTCCCTCGTATACAGCTACATTAAAAATCTCTACAGGTCTCATATATATTCTCCTTTCTTAAAATGGAACCTCTTCATCAACGCCCTCAGGGATGTTCAAAGCATCCGCAAGTGGGTCGTCGTCTTGTACAAACCAGTCAAAGTTGGCATTTGGAAGAGCGCAAATATCATCCTTTGCCTCATCAACAAGAAGCCTGAAGTACTCAAGATCTATCTTGTCTTTAAGACCCCTCTCAACTACATCTGAGCTCTCAAGCCATCTGAACTTCTTTCCTCCAAGACTGGTTCCGCCTACTGCATACCTCTTGCCATTAGCAACACGGTACAAATATCCACCGCCAGTCCCATCTTCTACCGGCACGAACTGCCCTACCTTGCCAACGAACTTGAGATTATGCCCGGCTCTGATCTTGCTATCAAGCTCTTCCATCTCTTTATTGGCTTCTTCTAAAGATGAAAATGCTTTCGGAACCTCTCCCTTTGAAAGCTTGCCTGATAGATACTTAAATCTCTTCTCCTCTGCTGTCACATCACCAAGGCCTTCATTTAGATCAAGATACAGCGCATCTTTTGTTGAGAATGTCTGGCAGTAATCATCAAAGTAGATAGGCTTGTGAGTAAATAAAGTCTTTCTGATGACTTCGTTCTTAAACTCATCTGCCTTGAACGACCACGAGCCGTCTTTAAGCTTTCCGACATATGCTGCATCATTTAAAAGTGCGAACTTCTTAAACTCAGCCTCTGTCTCAAACTCGTATCCGTACTCTCTGCCAAAGTCGACAATAAAGTCCTGAACTCTCTTGTCCGCATTTGCAACCTTGATTGAGTCTGTCTTGATGTGAACAACCGTATATCCCATCTTCTCTATCTGATCTTTTAAAACCATCATGAAAAGATTGCCCCTTTTTGCAACGATGTTGTCGATGTTTCTTGAGTCTTTAAACTCGTTGTTAAAGCCGGCTGATGTTAAACCGTAAATAGAGTTGATGATGATCTTAAGTGCCTGAGCCATGTCTTTATATGACTCGTCATTAAGAAATGGTATAAGTGCTCCGTTAAGGTATTCCCCTGCCTTCTTAAAGTCCTTATGCTTAACTGCAATCCTCGCAAGCACCAGTTCTCTAAATATCTTTGTATACCTCGGGCCAAAGAGTACCTCTGCGATGATTGAGGATGGATACTGAGACGCGATATCGCCATCGTACACATCCCTCCACATGCCTTTAAGACTAAACGTCCTTCCGCCTTCTCCTCCATAGTCCCCCATGAAGAAGCTCTTCTTGCCCTTCTCGCCATATCGATCAAAGACATAGCCCGGGAAGAACGGAAGAATGCTCCATCCCTTTGGCAGAACCTCTCCTGGAATATAATCTCTTTTCTCAGGAAGGCCTTTCTCATTCCAGACTCTGAATTTGTAGTCCTCTCCAAACTTTTCGACATACTCTTTGTATCTCTCGTATCCTACGGGCTCTGACAGATCTCTGTAGTTGAATTCAGTCTGGGGATTTTTGTTGTTTCCAAATATCGTCCTCTTGGAAAGAGTGTTTGCGGTATCTCTTGGGCTTGCGTTAATCGAATCGCCATGAAGCGCATGAACCAGTGATACCTGGAAAAGACGAGCTTTGTAGAAGTTTTGTGTGAAAAGATACACGGCCTCTGTTGCAAGTACGTCGTTCTTGCAGTACTTTACAATCTCATCCCACTTTTCTTTAGGAGCAGGTTCGCTCCATGGAATATCCATCTCCTTGTGAGTTGTAGAGCCCCTAAACGACGCAACGGCCCTTATCTGATCCTCATTGTAGCCCTCTTTCCTGAGCTCTTCGTCAGAGAAGTTAGAAAGGCCAGAGAGCATGATCTCCCACTTCTTAAGGCTCATTCCCTGCCCTGCAGCCTTTGTATACTCATATACATCGCACTCAACCATTCTCTTGGCATCCCACGACTTAACATCCTGACGATTCTCATTGATCATGGCATGAGACAGGTTATAAAGCTGCTCGTTTGAATCGCCCCTACTTGCTGCCCAGAGCATGTGGCAGTCATACTCTAAGATGTTAAAGCCAATTAGAGAAAACTTGTCGAGCAGTTCCTGCACCTCGTGAGGCTTTGGATTTATCATTGCCACAACGTTAGAGGGGATAAGGTCAGTTCCAAGCATTTTCCAGCAAACAAGAAAAAGACCCGGATTGTCGCCCTTTGGGCGGTAGATCTCAATATCAATGACGATCTTTTTGCCGGACGCCTTCTTGCTGCTAGAGGAAACTTCGTTCACTGCCTTTCCTATCTTTATAAGATTTTCTCTAATTTCCTCTTCCTCTTTGGACGCAAATTTCATATGAGCCACAAGGCTAAGGCACCTGTCCGCCTGATTTGTAGACTTTGATGCAAATATAAGCACTCTTTGTCTAAGATCAGACACGTTGTAGGGAATGTTTGATTCATACGCCTGATTTAAAAGCTCATAAATATAATTGACAGAACTTGAGGTATCAGCGTGGTACTCTTTATTCAAGTTCTTCTCAATCATGGACCGAAGCATCTTTTCATTCTTGATGCCTTCCCAGTTATACGTTTTCTTCACTCCTTTCTTTGGAAGGCCGGAAGACAATACTGCAATCTCTTCACTGTTGCATTTTGTAAGCCGCCTTCTAATTGCGGAGTTTCCTTTAAAGACCTTAACTTCAATATCCTCAGAATATAAAGAGCTCAGCTCATCAAGCGGAAATCCGTTCCAGATGTAGTAAAGGTGGATTCCCTGCCCTGATTTGCTAAGCTCTGCATATGTCTTTGGAAACTTTGAAGCACTTTCAATGTTCTTCTTAAGATCTTTTACTCCTTTCTCACTCTTAAGATCAAAATCAATCATGACTATGGGGAAGTTTTCAGGAGGCTTTACGTAGTGAATGTTCTTTGTGTCAATATCACGAAGCTTTGTCTCTACATTTGCCCACGCTTTCTCGGGCTGCCCTCCCTTTCCATAGTCTTTTTCATACTGCGCCATCCAGTTTGCATACTCTATGTCAAACCTGGACTGCTGCTCTTTAAAATCAAGCCATTCTACATTGTCCAAAGTATCAGTATTGCGAGAATTATCAGTATCATCACTAGTATCGCTACTATCGACATGATCATCTGTCTCCTCCTTAAATGAAAACCTGTCGTACCTGAATCCGGAATATAAGTTCCTTACTCTCTTGCCATCAATTACCGCTGTCTGATCAAAGTTCCTGAAGTAGTTTCGAAGCTCTGTCCTGAAGATACGCCAGGATAACTTGTAGGCGTTTGCAAAATCGCAGTACTCAAGATACGACTTCCAAGCCTCGGTAAGCGTGACCATGTCTTCCTGCCTGTAGTGGTCATAGTTATGCTCCACAAAGTCATAAAAGTCATTGGTCGCAGCTATCATCTCGGTTGGAATATAAGCATCGTAGTAATTCTCGCCCAAAGTCTCAAATACCTCGATGCAGTGAGACGCAATTGCTCCAAGCTCGAATGAGTAGATCTTGTCCATGAGGACTTTGTAGCGTTTTGCTGGAACTTTCCTGCCAGACGAGTGCACATCGATAAGGCGCCTGATAAGTCCACTCTTTGCATTGGTGATCTTAACAGGAGTGTTTGTTCCCATGAATATAAATGAGTGAATAGCAAGTGGAAACTTCTTCTCATTCTTATCGTTGATTTGAACTGTTTCATGGGAAACTAACGAGTTTAACTTAGTGTTGTCCTCAATCTTTGAAAGATCGCCGTCGTGCTGAATTGCAACAAGCGGATTGTTCTTAAACGGCGCAAGAGAAAAATCCTTGTTCGAATTGCCAATCTCCTTTGCGTCAAACGCTGTCCAGTAACGCCTTGGGTCTTCCTCATCTTTTCGACCAAACAGACGCTGAATAATGTTAAGGACTGTGGATTTACCAGACCCGGCTTCTCCGTAAAAGACGATGAACTTCTGAATATGCTTTGAGTCTCCTGTAAATATTGACCCAATAGCCCACTCTATCTTCTGCCTGTTTTCCGGAGTGTAGAGCGTATCCATTAGCTCATTGTAGCTTGGGCACTTATCAGGACTATCCAGCGAGTATGGAAGCTTAAAGGAAATATAATCCTCTCTTTCTGTTTCCTGATTTGCAAACACGACATGATCATCCAGTGGGTGAAAACAGTTTGCCGGCATATGCTTTTCAAGAAACTTAAGGAGCCTGTCCATCTCCCCTGAATCAGAGTCCCACATCCACTCGACTGTCACATCCTCGCCCATCTTCTTATGCGCCTCAGCGCACTTTTCAAGTTCGGCATCTGTCGAGTTTATGATGTAGCTCCACGCATCAATATCCCTGACCCAGGTTTTTGTTACCGCATTGTAAACGGCATAAAGTTTGCCGCCTTTGGTCATTACGTCCTCTGGCGGCATTTTCGCAAGAGAGTTTTTCACTCTGATGCGCCTTTTTCCTTTGATAAACGAAAAGTCGTCTATCCTTTGAAAGTCAAGAAGCATTCATTATCTCGCCTCCTCCTTAATCAAATTGTTCCAATTCTATGCTGCTCCTCAAGCTCTTTTTGAAGATCTGGCCACGGTGACCATGGAACATCGATAATATAAACATCAGGATCTATTGCTTTATTCTTGTACCACTCGCTCTCTCCGGCTTTAAAGACAAAGAAGTCAAGCCAGTAGCAGTCGCACTCGACGTTTAAAAGATCATAAGACCATCCTGCCCTGTCAGTCTCCTGGGTGCAGAGATCGTCTTTCCCAAGAAACTTCAAAGCATCGCTCATTGTCACAACTCCCCATCCTCTGGAGTAGTCAACAAGCTCCTGATTGATTCTATTCAGTGCGTCGATGACCTTGGCATGAGTGGATTTAAAATAAATTGGCTTATCAAGCCAGTACATAAGATACTCATGCTCAAGCTCCCCGTTGCCATCGTATGTGGCTTTGGATGCTTTCTGCATAATATCAATGTCTCTAGCCTCCCCATCTTCCTCTTTGACAACGCCTCTGTACTTCTCAAACTGCTCTTTGAGCCTGTTCTTATTTGCCGCTACCCCTGCTGCAAGGGCTCCTGCTGCTGCAATTTCTTTAGCGCCGAAATAATCACAAAGAACGATGCTTGCGATAGTTGCAGCTCCTGCTACAGCTGCAGGGCCGTAGGCTTTGATGTTCTCAGCTGCCGCTTCTTTCCTGCTATCAGGATTTCCCTTCTCCATGATCCTCTCGGCCTTAAGCCTCCCCCCTCTTGCTGCAAGATAAGCCGTTGCGGGAACGCCGGCTATAGCCAGAACCTTAAATACGGTTCTTATCGTCTTTACTTCCATGTCTTCTCCTTTCGAAAAAATAAAGAGGCCTATCTTTTGATAAGCCCCTCCTTTTGAAACCTAAGTTTTTACGCTTTAACAGGTGAGTAATTTTTCTGGTACGGATAACACTTGCCGTCTGTGATGTCTCGCTTTTCCTTGCAAAATGGGCACTTTCCATCCTGATACGTTTCAGTTAATATTCTGCAACGTTTTCCGGATTTAGATTTCCCAAAGCAAGCTCTGCTCTCCTCACATTCCGGCAAGTCTCTTTCATTTCTGTACGTCACAATAAACTCCTCCTTTTCAAATATCAAAACCAATAGTTCCTATTAGAGGAGCTTATTTTTTAGCGAAGTCCCAGGTGTTTTTCTCTACGACCTTGGGAACAACTATGCCTCTTGTATACGGCAGAGTCTCGATCCAGTCGCAAAACTGCTGCCACTCATCAAGCTTGTGGTGCCTTCTGTCTTTGTAAATGTTATAAAGAACCTCATAGCTAAGAAGCACTGTCCTTTTCTGGTTATAGCTTGAGGGAAGAAGCTGAATCATCTGCCACCAGTACCGCTTGTCTTTGGTTTTCAAATATAACTCTCGCGCTCTGTTTAAGAAGGCTATCGTATACTTGAAGCATTCTCCGGGAAATGTATTAAAGTCCACAAAATCAGAGTCTGTAAGACCACAGTATTTATCGTTGAGTGCATTCCACCCTCCTTGTTCAGCGGCATGGTCCCACTCTTCGTCATCTGTCATCTCTTCAAATATAAGATGCTCGCACGAAAAATCATCGAGGGTAAACTTCTTATCTGCGATTGTGTGCATCGTAGAGCAAGAGTTGGCTACTGTGCCAACCTTGTAGGTGTCAAACTCCTTCCACCAGTAAAGCGGCGCTGTAATATCAAGTGATACCTCAATAAAACGCCTGAACTTGGCATGAGAGGACCCGCCGGATGAGAGATTCTCCATAAGCTTAAGGTCTGCCTCTCCGATAACCGGGATTGCCCTGCTAAAATTACTGTCGCTCTTATCCCAGGAATTAAAAGAGTTTCTCATGCCTCTAACCGCTGCTTCAAACCCCCAAAGCTCAAAACTATCAATCTTAATCATTATTATTCTCCTTTGCTAAGCCGTGATTTTTAAGATACCTGACCATGTACTGACACTCTGCCCAGTGCTCACATGTCACAATGATCGTCATGTCACTAGGTGTAACTCCTCTAAGAACCTTTGGCTCAAACCTCATGCAGCCGTCATGACAGTAATCCTCAAGATTAAGAGTTATCATCCATATCCTCCAATCTTGCCTGCAGCATCGAAATATCATTCTTAATCTTCTCTACGTCTTCGATTACAGACCTGTCGTGATCCAGGATCTTATCAGTTGTGTCTATAACGTTATCGACGTGATCGAGAACTTTCTTAACTTCATCTGCTGTTTGCGCAAGCTCCGCCCTTGTCCCTTTATAGAGGTCTTCTAAAATATCAACGTAGTGTTTATACCCATCTACGCTGCGTAGAAGCTTTGAACACTCTAAAAGCGCAAAACCTGATGCGCAAAGAGATACTAAAATCCCAACCACTAAGACTAAAAGTTCAAATGTCGTCATAGTCATTCTCCTTTCTCAAACGAAGCCATAACCTTCTCGATCTCGTCACTATGTTTTCCAGTCTTTTTACAATCCTCAGGTTCTACCCGGATAGTACCGAGTTCTTTTGTGAGTACTCGCACTGTATTTGGGGGAACAAAATCTGTGATAAATCCTCTATATTTCTTGCTGGCAATAGCCTTTGCACCAAATTCTACCTCATCACCTACATGTAGAGCTTTCTTGTCCTCCTGATACTTCTTATCTAAGGCCAAGGCGTCATCAGCTGGCATTCCGAAAATGGTATTTGCATTGTGCGAGCCAAATACTGAATCATACTCTGATCCTGTATAGGTGTCCGACCCTTGTGTAACGATCCTCCTTGCAAGGTCCCAGGTTTCCTTGCGACCTTCTTTTCGCCCTTCCTCCTTTGCTTTTTTCTGAGCATCAGAGATCAGAAGGCGGTACTCATCAAGAGAAAGTGTTATTGTAGTTGTGATATCCGGATCGCATCCATCAATTTTTAAAGCTATCTCTCCCAAATTTATTGCGTGATCCGTAGCATAGACAGGGTCATTGTAACACTCCAGTTCGAGCCACCTGCCTTGTTCCATAGTCTTCTGCTTACTAGGATTCAATGCCGTACATCTAATTAACATTATTTTTCTCCTTTCTTAGCTGCTCTAACGCCTCTTTTATCTGTTCCTCAAGGGCTTCCTCATCTAAATATGCAACTGGAACGGGTATAATTACGTACTCTTCTGCGCCAGGCCACTTTACAGCGATCTTAAAGATATTAAACTCAACATCGTAGTCCGCCACGATTAATGCGTGGTATTTGCTGCACATACGCCTTGCAAATTCGTACATCTCTGCAGTTTCTTCATAGCCCATTCGATTCTCCTTTCTTTTCCCTTTTGATGGTGTACTCCAATTCTGGATCGTCGTAGTATTCCACCATCAGTGCCTTAACGAGAATCAATGCAGCATCTAAAGACATATATCTTGCCACGTCAACAGTTCCAGTCGTCACCTTGTATAAATCACAGTTCATCCGATTCACCTACCCTCCCGTTCCATGCGTCACAAGCACTTTCCCCACGCTTGACTTCTGGGTCAAATACTCTAGTTCTCGCTCCGCAATCTAAACACTGGACTACCTTTAATCTGCCAGTCAAACCATAATTAACCAGTTCTGCTTTCCCTCCGCAGAACGGACACGGTTTCAATTCACTCATCGGTTCTCCTTTCTGAAAATATCAACCTATACAGAAATACTCCGTCACGCCATTTGGAGCCAAAAGTGTGTCATAAATCGAGCCCTGCACAAACTCAGCCTGAAATATCACGTTTGGAGGGAGTTGGCTGCCATTTGTAAGCAGAAACTTGGCCACATCGATGCTCTCTTCTCCTGGCTCTTTTTCGAAGTTTCCATCCCAGGTACAGCTGTACTGACCTTCCTGATAGATAACTTCTTTCAGAGTGCCAGGAAAACGAGAGTCCGCGACCCTGTTAAGAGCCACGGACCCAACATATGTCTTCATTTGGCGATCGCACCCTTCGACCTCGCCGCAGATAAGGTGCGAAAGCAAATATAAATCTTCCTCGCTGTACAGAGCTTCGGTTTCAGTTTCCGCCTCTGTCTCCTCTACTACTTCTCCGTACACGATCTGAGGCCTGATGACGGTTCTATGAGCGTCTGCAAATATCAATACGCACCAGATCACAATGAGGATCAGCGCTACTACCAAATTCTTAACTTTTCTATTCATTAGCTCTCCTTTCGGGGCATGGGCGTAACCTTATCGCTTCTATTCTTCTTTCTCGCCTCATAATCTCTGCTAAACGCACCGATTACAGAAAGAAGGACGATCGCAAGAATGCCGAATGTAACGGCCGCCACAAAAGCAATAAATCCAATCTTAATTCCAAGCAGTATCATAAAACCTCCTTAGTGAGTGATCTTGTTGGCAAGGGACGCATAGATGTTGGAGACATCATCAAGTCTTGACTTATAGCGGGTGGTGAGATTATCAAGCTCAGAGTTGAATCTCTCCTCGCCATCGTTCTCAAGCTTGTCGATAAGATCGTCTGCAGCATCCTCGATTTTGTCCTTCATCTCCTTCTGATAATCGCTAAGATCTCCGATCAGGGAATCCTTCTCCCGGCGAATATCATTAAGATACTCGGTCTTTGCATCCTTTGCTGCTTTCTCGATAACTGTCTTGTGGGCCTCGTCGATGCTCACTCCCGCAACCTGCTCTGTAAGCTTCTTCTCAATCTCAGGCTCCAGTGCCTTGACCTTTGCGGAAATATCATTCTTGATCTTAAGGATCGCCTCTGCCTTGATGCCATCCACAGTCTCCTGAACCTTTGTCGGGATGACCCTGTCAAGCTTCCTTTCCGCCATAGCCGACACGACTTCGTCGATGAGCTTATCTGAGATCTCGAAAGTGGTTCTTGACTCGATGTCGTCAAACGTTGCACCAAGTCTCTTGCAAAGCTTGGAAACCTTGAAAAGTGATACTCCTCCAAGAACCATAGATGTGATAACGCCGCCGCCCATAAACATTTCTTTGTTTGTCATAATGTTTCTCCTTTCAATTTTTCATTAAGATAAAAGTTCATTTGATCCCAAATACTGCAAAGCCTCTGGTCTTTCTTTGGATGACGCAGGGGAAAAAGTCCTCCGTTGCCGTTTGCCTCATACGATCTTGAAAGCCATGCTTTAACAACTCCTTCAACAAGGTCTTCCCTGTAAACCTTATCTGTTGCCGGGTAAAGCCCAAGGTTTTGAATCATCTCCCAAAACCACTTCTCGGGCTTCTCTTCTCCAGGCTCTGCCATGATGTCCTCTTCAATCCTTATAGACAAAGCCACGAGCATCTCTAAAATGCTGCACGGTTCTAGTCTGTCAGAATATAAAAGGTAGTCTCCGGTCTCATTTGCGTACCGATCTCTTAGAAACATCCCATCCTTTGCCCTGTTGGCATCGGTCGGAATCTTAAAAGACCACGTAAACGGGGTATCAAAAAGATAAGCAAGAAGGCGCCTATGTCGAACTGCCCCCTCGCTTATCTTGTCTGTAAGATAGTTTAAGTATTCCTCTCTGTTCATTTAACCTCCGTAATCTTCCGACAGAGAGCCCACTACTTTAATGATGTGATAGTCACACTTTCGATCGAAGTTACGGACAAATATTTCACGCTCCAGATTGTTCACGTCGGCAAATCCGTACTTGATAAGAGCGTTGCCGATCGAGTCGGCTACCTCGTCCGTGTCAACTATATCATCGTAAGTCCCTCCTTCCGGAATCAGCGTATCGTCTTCTGTGTAGTAATAAAGGACCCGGGTAGAATATCCATCCTGGCCGAACATCGCTGCTCTGATCAGCTTTGGAGGCTGCGATTCTCTCACTGGTTTTTCCTCCTCTTCTCTTGGATGCTCTGATTCTGCAGGATCCTCTGTGTGGTAGTAAGTCGTGTAATCTGTAGCAAACGATCCCTGCCGCTTTTCAGGCTTCTTCTGCTCTTTTAAAAGCTCGTCGATACCTTTTTCTACTTTGCGAAGCCTTTCTTTTGTCTCTGGCGAAATATCATCCTCCGTATCGTCAGAAGTGGTTCTGTAAGCCTTGTCGAGCTCGTTCTGATAGTATTCGTCCATCTTCTTAAGCTCTTCGTCGGACTTCTTCAAAACCTCCACGTACTTCTTCTTAAAGAAGAATGCAGAAACGCCGGCTCCAACGCCAGCGCCTGCTAAAAATATCAATGCGTACTTTAATGCACTCATATCGAATCCTCCATCTTCATCGTCTCCAGGCCTTTATCAGGGCTAATCTTCCAGACCTTGCCCTTACAGTAGGTAACGCCGTCTCTAAAGCCTTTTTCGTACGCGTCATCCTCTCCCGGAGCGTCATCGATGCCATCGCAGTACCCCTGCTTATAGGCTTGCTGAAGCTCCTGCTCAATAAGCATGCCAAACTTCTCCGCATACCTACTCTCCTGGAATTCGCAAATGCGACCCATGGCGCTTTCGACATAGCGATCCTTCTTGTCTCTGGCCTTGCTCTCACCGAAGTCGCCCTGCTTAACTTTGAAGGCGTCTTCCACCTTGAACTTTATCCTGATCGGCTCGTCGAGGCTTATTGTCTTCTTGATTTCTTTTTCCAAATCATCGAAGAAGCACTCCTGCATGTATTCTTCTGCTGATACAATCTCAAAACAGTGCTTCTTTTCGTTATACCTGATCATTTAAGTTCTCCTTTCTCAAATATCAATAGGTCGCCCAACCGATCCTGCCGGTTATTGGTTTCGGGTCAATGTTAAAATCAATAAGGAATATTGGCTCAAGGCCATTTACAAACCATCTGGACGCAGCATCGTGCACGTTGAATATACCAAAGTCCACGTGATTTGTGGTTCCGTCAGGATTGTCCCTGATAATCCCCATAACTCGCCCTGCGTCTGTTGGCGGATACCCAAGCTCGTCATACATGTCGTTTAAGAATATATGGCCATTCTGCTGAAGCTTCTGGTCAAGGAAGTTCTGCTTGCCAAGAAGCCACATCTTGTTATACTCAGGATCGTCCCTCCATGCCGGATTAAGTTCATCAAAGAACCTCGAATACGGATTGCACTTAGACCTCTCCGTCTGCTTATCTGCAGGATCTGTGAGCCCAGTTGACTGAGCTTTCTTGATCTTTTCTGTCTTGAAGCCCTCTTCCAAATCGTTGAACTTCTCCTCGCCAAGCTGTTCTTTGTAGAACTTCATCTTGTCGTTGTACTTCATAAGCAGCGCATTATACGCAGCACCCATACCGACAAACAGATTCTTGTAGTCGCACATCGCTCCTGCAAAGCACGCGATAGAGACTCCGGTAAAGAGTGCGGGAAGCGCGTAGTTCTTTCCAAGATCGATCACGTAGTCTACCTTGACCTTGCGAATATCATTCTTCTCATCAGCCTCTGTATACTCTTCCGGCTCGATCTTTCCTTCCTTTACCATCTGCTTTACTTCGTTGACGCTATCGAGCCCCTTGTTTTTCTTCTCAAGTATGTCTGCGCTCTTTAATGCAGCCTTGTGAGTCGTATACAGAGCCGCTCCAAGTGACGCAACGCCAAATATAAACTTAATCTCAGGAGAATACTTCTTAGTTGTAAGAAGAATGTGTCCTGCAATACTAGATAATCCCATTCTTATACTCCTTTCAGTTAATGCGAACAGGCTTCGGGAACTTCACCCACCAGCCCCTGGCTACGTGTTCGATCGGTACATGATCAAGATTTGTCCATCCCCAGTTGTTATCCGGGAATTCGCTCTCGATCTGCGCTCCAAGCTCCTCGTCAATAGTTGTGACGTAGTCATACATCTCAAGTACTGACACGCCTTCGTTGCCATACCTTCGAAGGTCGCTTCTAAGATTGTTTAAAAGTTCAACTGCTCTTTCCCTGCTCGGAAATACAATCCGATCCCAGTGAACCTTCACCTTTTCAGTCGGCGCTACCGGCTGCCTGTAGTTATCCTTGTAATAATTGTCATACGATGCCTTATGCCCCGGGCCTTTGGAATATCCGCTGTAGTAAGTGCTGCTTGCCTCATCTCCGTAGATTGCTTTCTGGATTCCCGAGATGAACATGTCAGCAAGAATATCTTTTGCCTTCGGGATCATGACTTCGTTGACAACCGACGATGCCACCGTCTTCAAATCGTTCTCAAACAAAGCGTTGACGATTCTTGTGCTCAGCGGCTCTTTATAGTACTCGATAAGCCCCTCCACTTTTTTCTTTGGCTCTTTTGTTGCCAAAGAGGCGAGGCGATCGGCTTCCTTCTTAATCTGATCGTCTAACATAGATTTCTCCTTTGAAAAAAATAGAGAGCCAATCTTTCGATTGACCCTCTAGTTTCGAGTTACTTAAACCGTTTCAGATCTCGGATTCCTCATTATGGAATTCTTTCTGAAAAGTTGTTGTCTCCTGCGGACGCGTATACGTCTGCTGACTCTGCCAAGCTTCGAACTTGGCTTTCCGTCTCTTTGACGTAGCCTTGTCGATGACAAGAAGTCCTCCGACGACAGCACCGAACGCAGCCGCAACGCCCTCGATCACACGACCGGTGGTTTTCAGCCACTTCGGAACTCCCGTCTTCTCCTTCTTTTCATCAGCAGGCTTTGTCTCCGGATTCGGAGCCTCGTTCTGCTGCTCAGAGTTCACTTCCTTGTATTCACATTCGCTAACTACTTTCTTTTCATCTGCCATGATAATTCTCCTTTCGTCTTTAGGCAGTTTATAGTTCCTCATTAGAGGAGCTAATTTTTCTGCGAATCCTTGTATTTGAACTTAACCGGTCTGTGAGAATATGAATTTACCGGATTATCCAAACACTCAAAACAAGGATCGTCCTTCTCGGACAGTTTGCTGAATGCGCAAAGCTCACAGTATTTGTGAAACTCTACGATCTTGTCAGGATTAAGTTCTCCCATTTTCCCTCCTTAGTAATACCTTGCTCTCGGGCTGCTGTAGGACGAATACGCCATGACAGGCTTTGTGTAAAAGTCCATAATGTATCCAGGCTCTTTTGTTCCGTCTGCAGCCTCATACTCAAACGTGTTATTAAGATTTACGCTGATCTCGTCGTGCTCCGCTACGTCCCACACAAACAAATCTGCAAATCCGCATCTGGACAGGCCAAAATCATCGAAAATATCAGTCATTCGAACTTCGTAGTCCTCCCAGCCCTTAGCCTTTGCTTCTCTCAAAGCACAGCTCCAGTTATTAACTACAAGCTCGACATAGTCTTTTGTTGCCCTGAAGGTCTTGCCTGTCATTGGTTCTCTGAAAATATAAGTGCCATGTCCGGTGTTTTCGACCTCACTCATAACAACAGGCCTCTCACTTGCCCTATTCTGCATGACCTTTCTATCGATCTCATCTGCCGTCTCTTTACCGACAACCTCTTCTGTTGCCTTCTTCGTATCCTCTCTAAGAGTCGAAGCAACGGCCAGTGCCTCAGCGAGCTTTACGATCTTCTCTCCGGTCCTTTTGTGATTAAGGATCGCAGATCCCCACGCAACGGCTACGGCCATCATGGTTCGGCCTGCCACCGGCACTATAGCCTTTGCCGTCTCAAGGTTGCTTGCTCCCTCTTCTTTTTTCTCTCTTAAAATCTTCTCGCACTTGGGTCCGTCCTTAAGCGCGAACACAACTGCCGCTCCCGTTGCCACGATCGTGACTGTTGTTAGAATTGTCGAATCATGCTTATCCCAGATTCGAAGTGCCGGAGCTGCCGCTCTCTTTGCCAGTGCTATTACGTTCATACGTAGCCTCCTTTACATTTGGAAAAAATAAGGAGAGCCTATCTTTTCGATAAGCCCTCCGGGTTCTTAGGCGGTGAATCCCTTCACCACAACGTCTACGGTTTCATCCTCCTTTCTGTTTTCCTTTTTGTTAAACCAGCGCCATGCCTTCTTGGCCGCATTCTGCTCATCATCTACAGTTTCAGTCTTCTTTCCGAAGACCTTCTTGCAGATGACAACACCTGCTGCCAGAATTGCCAAAGTGCCAATTACAAAACCATACTTCTTCATGTTAGATCCTCCGTTTTTTTATTGTGTAAAAAGTTTCTACTACCTCATTAAAGGAGCCAAAAATATCACGAATTCTTGTCAAGAAGCTTCATCGCAACTTCCTTCCAGATGTCCCTCTCCGTCTCCAGATGAGCTATATAGGCGCTTCTTGCATCGATGTAGTTGTCGGGAATGACCGGCTTTTCTTCCTTCTTTTCAGGTCTGTCGCGATACACGATCTTAACTTCCGGATCAGCCTTAACTACTTCAGGCTTCGGAATCTCAATGCCAAACACCTTCATAAGCGCTTCCTTTGCCTCGTTAAGCTTCTCAACATGCGTGAACATTCTGCGCCTTACGCAGTACTTAAGCGGCTTGAAAGTCACATGCGTCGGATCGCCGAGATACGTCCGCCCTAAAATATCAACGCTGAAGGGATTCTCGCCTACGATAGTTCTGGTCTCGTCTGAGTCAGGATAGAGCTTGATTCCCTGGCAGGCTCCGTTAAGGGAGTTCAGGGCAAATATCATCCCTTTGGTTCCGTTGGATTCCTCGGTCTGCCATACCTCTCCGGGAAGGATCTTGCCTGTCTTTTGAGTTGCTGTGAGAGTCGGGGTCATTACTTGAGGTTCTGTAAGCTCAAGCACTCCCGGCATTACTTCTACAAGCTCGTCTTTTTCAACAGGCTTGTCCTCGACCCACTTGTATTCTGCCATCTTTCCCTTTGGAGAAATGTTCTGAATCTCCTTGTGTTCCTTTGCAAGCCTGTGCATATACATGGTTCTTGCGGGCGCGGTCATATTAAATTTTGTCTCGATTGCCGAGCTAGTCATTGTCTCGCCCTTTTTAAGAATGTCGATTAAAATCTTGTCTCTTTCGATGGTTTCCTGTCGTTTTGTCTGACTCATATTTTTCTCCTTTCAAAAATAAAAAGAGCCCAGACATTTGTCTGAGCCCTCAATCTCAACAATAAACATTTACCTTTTCAGTTTTGTCTCTGAAAGACAACCTATAAAGCAACCTGTCCGTCCAGTCAAACTCCGCCATAATCATGACCTGCGACTCTGACTCGCTTACAGGAAGTCTGAATTCTTTGAATTCTTTATTCCTGCTAAGCAGCCAGTGCTTCGCTCTGATCAGATTCTCAGTGTTCTTAGGCATAATCATAATTCCCTTATTGCTCCCCTTCATAGTTACACTCTCCTTTCAAAGATCAAAGTTAAATTGTTCTCACTAGAGGAGCCAAAATATCAGCGAGGCCAGCCGTCAAATTCTTCCAGTCCGTCAACCCACTTATTGAGGTTTGCTATTGACAGGGCAAGATCGTTCGTGGTTGACCTGATGCAGGTGGCATAAAGCGAGTCGTCGTCCTCTCGCCATCCTTCTGGAAGTGAGGGAAACTTATACTTATCGTCAAACAAAATGTACCCTTTCCTGTTCACCTTCTCCCTCATCTCGTGTCCGGAACAGCAGTAGCGCGTCCCGTAGCCCTTTTTGTTAAGCTTTACAATCGGCTTTATCATAAGCTCGTCAATGGTGACAAGTTCCAAGCCACCGTTGCACCGGGCGTTGGGGCAGTACATAAACGACCTTCCAGTATCCCACGTCGGCGTGATCTGATTTGCAAAATAGACATTAAGACACTCAGGGCAGAACAAATATGAAGATCTCCAACTCATATAATTCTCCTTTCAAATATCAATTACTTCCGTATCCCCATTTGCGTAAGTAACTGTAAGTTCTCCGCCGCAATATTTGAGAATCTTGGAAAGCTGCTCAACACTAAAACTGTTCCTGTTTAACTTATTCCACAGGTAATTCTTACCCATTATGCCGCAGGAATACGCCAGTTCGTCTGTTACGCTTTTGCACTCTTTGTCGCTAGTAGCAATGGCAGTTGCGACGATTCGAGACAGCGGTCGATCGGAATAGCGCAATGGGTTTATACCGGCAGGCGCGTGTTTCTTAACCAAAGAAGCAGATATAACTGTGAGCCCGAGCTTCTCTGCCTCTTCTTTCAGTTCTTCGTATGTCATTTAGTTCTCCTTTCAAATATCAATGAAAAAATTAAAGAGCCCAGACAAACGTCTGAGCCCCATGATTCACTTAAGCAGCCCCATATCGTCAAGGATTGAACGATACGTTTCTCCTTCCTGATACCTCCTTTCTATGATCCTCTCCTGTCTTTTGGTAAGCCGCTTCCTAGCATAGCTCCATCTGTCAGTCCGGCGGTCGTAGAAACGACGGTTCCGCCATTCGTCCTCTTTCTTATATGCTATTATCTTCGTCACGTGTTTCGCGATTCCAGCAATAGATGTAAGAAGAATGATTGCCAGTTCCTTGTTCCTCACACACCAGCCTGCAAACTTTGCAAGCCCGTCAGTAAACTTCTCCCAGAGATCCTGGAAAAACCACTTCACTTTCTGTACCATTCTTTTAATCATATCTATTCTCCTTTCGTGTGGATACTTAGTTCCTCATTAGAGGAGCATAAATATAAGCGAAGAAAAAAAAGAGGAGACACAAAGTCTCCCCGTTTTCTCTTAATCACTTTATGAATGCCGGCATATAATGCCATACACCAATATTGCAATCAAGATCAAACTAATCAAGTCCATAACAGTCTCCTCCTTTTTTAAGTGATACATCTACTTCATTAAAGGAGTAGAAATATCAGCGAAAAAATGAGAGAACGGTTTCAACATCGCCAATTCCTACATTGTTAAAATGCGCCTGTACCTAAGGATGTAGTTTCCTTTTCTCTCATTAGAAGAGCCAAAATTTCTGCGAACTTAAAACCTCGTCTCCCACGCGTGCTTTCGAAGCCGCGGCATCTTTAAAGCCCACATTACTTTTCTGACCTCAACTGTCGGGTACAGATCGCCGCTTGGAAGCTCTGCGTTTTCATTGAGATACTCATCAAAGCCCTCGGCATTTGAAATATCAATGCTAAGCTTCTCTTCCACCCTGCCCCACCTTGTGTACTTAAGGTCTGGATTGAAGTACTGCTGAATCACGGCAAGCCCTTTTCCGTTTGGAAGAAGGAACAGCGTGCAGTCATTATAAAGCGGGTGATCGCAGTAATAAGTTTTGCCGTCTATCATGTTTCGTTTCTCTTTCGATGAGTTTCATAAAGGTACCTGAATAATTCGTGGCGCTTATATAAAAGGTCGTCGTATTCGTTCTGAAGATCTACTATTTGGGAGCTAAACGCTCTATCAAGCTCCTCCTTGATATTAGTAAGGTCTTCAATAGCGCGATCTAACTCAGCACTTCGCTTACTCATTTTTGACATTTTGTCGAGTATCTCTTCATCTGAAATCCCATCAGGTATGTCTGTTTGCTCAAATTCAAACATCTTGTTCGCATTATTGAGCGCGTTGATAATAGCAGTTTTGTCCAGCATGTCTGTGTCCTCCTTTTGAAAAATATAAGTATCAAAAAAAATGAGAGAGGTGACCCACGCTAGTGCTTATGCATACGTAGTCGGATCTTCCCCGACCCACTCAGTCAGATCTTGTCTGACCTCTCGGCGGTCTTAAGGGTGCGTATGCTTACCTTCTCATTAAAAGAGCTAAAAATTCTGCGAAAAATAAAGAGCCCAGATAAATACCTGAGCCCTTGTGCGGTTACCGCCAGTGTGCTACACTTCAGGCGGGTATCCGAGGATATACCTGACATGCCTCTCTGTGAGATTCGTCATACTCGCGATCTCGGGGATCGTAAGATACTCCTCTCGATAGAGATGGATGACATAATCCTCCATACCCTCACCTCCTTTCTTGTGACTTACTGGGTTCCATTAAAGGAGGTTATTTATTTGCGAAAGAAAAGAGCCCGGAACTAAATCCGAGCCCATCCGTAAAGATCGTCATACGGACCAACTTTTAGTATTGCTTCAGGGTTTACTGCTTCTTCGTATTCATAAATAATCTTCCGCAGCTCAAGAAGACTCATGTATCCATAGGTGTTAAATTCTGCAACCACCCTATCTAATATCATGCCTCTCATTTCGTACGGGATACCACTTAATACGAGTAAAGTAGCAGTAGCTTCCTTTAAGCTTTCAACTGCTCTGTTAGTATCCATAAGTTACCCTCCTTTCATTAAAGGAGCAAATATAAATGCGAAAAAAAAAGAAAGAGACCATAAAGGTCTCCTCCTTTGAAACTTCTTTCGATTCAATGTTTGAAGAATCGACCAGACAGGCCATTCTTCACAACCGTCTGCTCTGACGTTGTCAGTAAGGCGTTCTCTTTCTCGAACTCTGTCGATCGATCGAACATCTTAATCTGCGCAACCGCAGAGAAAATCGTTGCCGCTGCTATCCCGCCCTTGCCGACAAGATCAAGAATTGCTTTTCTCGTGTCGCTCTTGACTTCGGACTCATTCCTCTCACGCTCTGCCTTGATAGCTTCAGCCTTTGTGTTAGCCTCGCTAGCAATTTTCTCGCGCTCGACCTTGAGTTCCTCGCTCTTCGCCTCCCGATCGAAGTCATTCTTGATATCGGCGTTAAGCTCGTGATAGAGCTTGCTGATCGCCTCGTACTTCTGCACAGCATCTTCATCAGATGGATCGATCCTGCCAATCGCATCAAGAAGCGCCTTATTAGCCGCCAGTTTCCTAGCCGTGAAATCTTCTGCTGTCATTTAGTTCTCCTTTCTTATTTGAAAGTTTACAGTTTCTCACTAAAGGAATAAAAATATAAGCGAAAAAGAAAAGACCCGTGAATTACTCACGGATCCAATCAGTTGGACATTCCTTAAAGCTACGTGATATAGCATACAAATATTTCTTTGTGTAACTGTTTTTTCTTTTCCTCAACATGCTAGCATATACAAACACTAAATTTCCAATCGGCACGCAATAGCAGACTATGTCATGTTTTTTGAATTCTTTACGTAAATCTTTGAATTCGTCGAATGACAATGCTCTGCACAACACGGCTAGATTTGGATTCTTTGCCATATCGCCAGCTAATGTTTCAGGCGTAACCCAAGTGTTTTCCCAGTTACCATTCCTAGATAATATTTTCATACTCATATTCGTCTCCTTTCTAGGTGTATTGTTCCTCACTAAAGGAGTAAAAATATAAGCGAAAAAAGAAGAGCCAATCTTTCGATTGACCCTTCAGTCGACAGTTACAAATCTTTCTTACTTCAGAAGCCAGTTACCTGCTTTTGCTTCCCAGTTTGAGCACCAGATGAAAGCGTGACCAAGACCATGCTTTGCGCCTGTGCCAACCTTAACTGCACCTCCGGCAACGGTCTTCCCGGCCGTGACTACACCGTCAGCTACCACTGTGCCCGCATCGCAGACTGCAGTGATACCAACCTTGTACCACGGCTGTTTAGCCGTCTCCGTAGGCTTGTCAGACTTGGCAAACGCTGTCATAGACATCGTCATAACCATCATCATTGCTACTACAATAACCATTTTCTTCATAACTTTATCCTCCATAAAAGTTTGTTTTCTTGTCATTATAGAGGCATAAATTTATGCGAAAAAAAAGAAGGAGAGTTAATCTCCCTCTTCTTCATTGAGTTTATCGCACACTATTAAACATACGACTATTGCGGCTACAAACCATGTTACCGGACTTGTCAGTATTTCAGACCATGTTCCGAAATAATATCCCCAAGTGTTAGTAATCATAATTTACCTCCTTATAAAATCAAATGTATTATTTGTGTTTCTTCTCATAATGAGGAGGCAAATTTATGCGAAAAAGAAGAGGCCAGACATCAGTCTGAACCCCTTTCTTTTACAAAACTGCAACATAAGTAAATTATGTCATACGGCCAAAGAATAATGTTGATTACGCAAGCCAATAGTAACGCTACCGTACAAGCGGCCCCATATAAACCAAACTCGCGTTCGATAAGCTTTCGATGTATTCGTTCTGCTTTACCGAGCATACGAAACATAGTCCATATGTTACCAATAATACAGTAAATCAATAACTTAAATATCAAATTATTCATAATGTCCTCCTTAAACAAGTACGTATTTACAGTCTCTCACTAGAGGAGCAAATAAAATTGCGAAAAGGAAAGAGCCCGGATTTTAGTCCGAGCCCATCCTTTTGACAGATAAGGTTATTCTTCTTCTTTTCTCTCTTTTTCAATTTCCTTACTGATAAAGTCGATAAGTGTCGTGCCAATTACCAGGCGGATCATGAAGTATATCAGCAGTAACCCTCCAATCAACCCAAGGTTACTTACTATAAATGCTATAGTAAGCACCGGGTGGAATAAGAGCAGTAACATAAATATAACCCAGATCGCCTTAACAATGGTTGATAGCTTCATTATTTATCCTCCTTTTTTGAATCCGATTTAAAGTTACAATCTTATCTGTCACTATAGAGGCAAAAATATAAGCGAAAAAAGAAGAGGCTTGGATTTTCTCCAATAACCTCTCTTTTGACTTTAATTACTCTTCAATCAGTTTCTGATAATCTTTCCAAAATGCTTTTGTGATCTTCCTGCCCCATTTGATTGTCCATTTGACGAGCTTCTTCATCACCCTGTCACTCATTAACACCTTCCAGGTGATAAACATAGTTACCAGGGATCCAAGCGTGATCCCGCCACTGATCATCAAAATAGTTACAATAATCTCATTCCATTCCATCATATATTACCTCCATAAATTGTTTGAATGTAGTTTTCTTGTCATTATAAGGAGGTAAATATATGCGAAAAAAGAAGAGGCGTTAAGCCTCCTCCTTTTGTAGTAAGTCCATGAGTGTGGCTACCCTGTCGTTAAGTTCATGAGTCTCTGCGGTCAGTTGCTCGTAAGCTTCAATAACAGATGTTATGAGCTCGTCGTCTTTTGCTTTTTCTCTATGTTCGTCTATCACATCGGCAACGTGCTCGATCCAATAATCTGCTGTTGAAAGATACATCGCAATATAGCCCAGAGTATCCAATCGTGATACTTTATCCATAAGTAGTTACCTCCTTTCTCACTAAAGGAGTAAAAATTTATACGAAAAAAGAAAGAGAAGCATTAACGCTCCCCTTTCAGTCCTGCTACTATAATTTTTCTTAATTCTTTTTTCTCTTCATCTGTTAATGATACACTTATATCTTCTTTAAAATCAGCCATGTCTATTTTACCAGCCTTCTTGCATTCAACCGCTAAGGTCACAAGGTCTATTTCTCTCCTAATCTTAGCAAGTTGAGCATCCTCGGTAAGTAATCTTTTCCGACTCATAATAATCTCCTTTCTGTGAATCATTACCTCACTAAAGGAGCCAAATTATCTGCGAAAAGAAAAAAGAAGAGCCAATCTTTCGATTGACCCTTCGAGATATGAGACTATTTTCAGCCCCAAGGAAATCTTCCGCATTTCCCATCTGTAATTTTTACAATGTTTTCACTGCGCTGACTTTTGTAGGCCGTAATTCCGCCGTGCTTTTCAAGCATTTTATCTACAACTTCCACAGGCACATACCCGTAGACGGTGTTTGTCAGATCATCAGGATCTTCCGCGAAGTCGAGAATCATCTCCTCCTCCTTAGACGGATAGCCAAGTTCGACCTGTTTATAGTCGATTTGCCCATCTTTTCTGGGAGTGCAGTAATGATACTGACTCGCTTGAATCGAGATCGCAAAACCGTCTGCGCACACTGCCCATGGGCGAATGTCCTGTACTGTTACAGCACGGGCTCCAAGCCCTACAAGTTTAGCGCTATAAAACTTCTTTAAAAACTCATTTGTGTTCATGTTATTCTCCTTTCTGTGATGAAAATATAATCCTCACTAAAGGAGGCAAATTATCTGCGAAGGCGGCTAAGACAGTAGAAGAAGCGCCTGTACTGATGATAATAATAGTCCCTTGAGCACACAAGGCCATCTGCCCTGAGGCACCCATAAGATAACCCTTCGGTCACGCCTTTTAGAAGGTATTTGTAAATATCACTATCAGCCTCGATCGCAGCCTGCTCGACCATCTCCACCTTCTTTAAATACTCATCTCTCCTCTCAACCATCCATTCAACAGGCTTAGCAACATCGCTCGACCTCCCGTCTCCCTTCTCGCCAAACCAGTTAAGCCTGCCAAGCTCTTTCTTCCACTCATTATACTGAAGGCAGAAGTGCTTAAGCTCATAGTATCTGTGTTTACTGATGTAGTATTCGTTACTTTTTGAAATCTTTGCTCTAATTACAGTTCCCATAACATCCTCCTTAAATGTAGGGAAACTGTAACTCAAATGACCGTAACCTGCGTTCTCCTTTCATTAAAATTACTCAAGTTACTCAAAATACTGCCCTGCGATAGTCTATAGTCTACGCTTTAAAACACGTTTTGCTCGTGGGTTCGAATCCCATATGCTCCATTGAAAGTACGCCTTTAAAGGGATACGTTACTCAACTTATTACTCATTTAAGCTCGGCAATTGAGTTAATTATCTCTCTCTTTTGCTGAGCTCTCTTTCTGTCCCTATGATAATGAAGCTCGGTTGTTGAAATATCAGTGTGCCCCATCTGCTTTTCTATAACTTTCGAATCCACATGGTTATCAAGTAGTATTGTTCCGTAAGTCTTTCTAAGCTTGTGGGGAGATCGTATTGGAATATCAAGCTTTTTGCAGATCTGGTAGAGTCTTTTCCTTATCTGATTTGTATGCATCCTGTTTCCATGCATCCCGATGAAGATAAAGTCCGGAGCTTTTCTTAAAATATCAAGAAGCCAAGTGTAGGAATCTGGCACTATTACTCTCCTTACTCCTGCAGGCGTCTTTGGATACTCTGATACTTCAAAGTAGTTCTTGCCATTTAATCTAAACTGAGTCTCCGTTCTATGAACAAAGATTTCCCCGTTTAAAATATCAGAACCTTTAAGGCACACGACCTCGCCAACCCGAAGACCTGTTGCGAACAATAAAAGGACCCCAAGACACGACAAATCGTCTAAATGCTCTTTGCAGTACTTTGTAACCATCTCGATCTCATCGTCGTAAAAGATCTCTTTTGCATCATCAACTATCTTTGGCTTAAAGTCAGCCTCACTCATATCGAGGTCTTGAAATATCATTTCAACTGAGTATGGAAAGAGCCCCATTCTCTTTGCCTTTTTAAAGATGCCCTTAGTTAAGGTCTTTAAATTGGAGAAAGCCTTTCTTGACAGATGGTATTTTGCAACCTGGTCTTCTAAAAAGGTCGAAATATCATTGGGAGTAACCCTGCTTATCCTCTCTTTTCCAAAGTCAGCAAAGAATTTCTCAAAGTCGTGGTCAAACCTTGTCGCAGTTGAGGGCTTGATTTTGCCAATTTCGACTCTTCTTTTATTCCACTGAGCATAAATATCATTGATTGTCGGATCTGTTGCGTTGTTCTTGTAGTAAGATACTATAAGCTTTTCAAGTTCTGCCCTGTCCTTTCTTTGAATTCTCTTTCGATCCGGCAGGTAAGTGACCCACCTCCCATCTTTGTTTTGATAGATTTTGTACCTGTGTTTCTTTAAGTATTCCTGATTTTCCATTTCCTTTATTCTGCAGATTACGGTCTCATCAAGAATACCATTTTTGAGTAACTCATTCAACAAAGTGTCCATGCTAGCATAATAACTTGAGTAATGGTCACCCGGATTCGAAAAAAAATAGAGCCGTGAAATATCCACGACCCTATTTTCTAAAAGCAGCTTACCTATTTATCTTGAGAGAAGGCATTTAGAGTATGATTCGTCACTGTGAATCCTATGGTATGCTGCTTTTCTATTACATCAAGATCATAGTCAAGTGAAAGCCAGAACGCCGGCGCCGTAGGATCATCTTTGTTGATCATAAATCTCCCCGCTTTTTTGTATGATCTGAGTAACCTGTCTGTAATTACGCCCAGTACAAACATTAAAAGTCCATAAAGGACTGGAAGTATTAATGCGCTCATAAGTCTCCTTTCAAAACATTTTCCAAAATTCCCTTCCGGGGATTTTTTTCAGATCTCTTTTACGATTGCCGCAAAATTAGCCTCATGAAGTTTCTCGCAGCGCTTAACCGCCGTCGACTTCTTGGCAAACGGTTTCCCGTCTTTCTTTCGTCTTGATACGACTCTATACCGAGTTCCGTGCTTCTCAACGTCAGCATGGAACCCAGCGTTTTGAATTTTCACAGCCAAATCCGTCGCATTCTTCTTCAACTTAAACGCTCCAAGCTGGATCTCATAAAGCGGTTTCTTTGCCGGGGCTTCTTCCTTAGGAGCAATCTCCTTGTCATACCGATCAAGACTGTAGCGCTGAATAATGCTTGAGATCTTGGCAACGTAGTCAGGATCTGTTGCATAGCTGCCATTCTTAATCAGGGTAATAGCTTCAAGATAGTTCTTGCACTTCAGCAGCCCCTCGTATCTCTTCTTCTCGCCGTCCATAGCGCCAAGAAGATATGCGGAATGATCCTTGATCGAGTCCTCAATGCTAGGATACTTCCTAAAGAGTGCCTTGATCGTGATCATCTTCTTGCCATCCCATTCCTGAGTATCGATCGCAACGCTGCTCTTGCCATCCCAGACGCTCTCCCAGGTATTGCCAGACAGGATCTTTTTCATGCCAAAGCAGTTATTAGCACTCTTTGCAAGGACAGTCTTTACGTACCCTGACTCAAGGATCATCTGAGCTGCAGTTACCGAGTAAAGGATTCCGCTCTTATCATTCTCATGAATCAGTTCAAGAATCTTCTCAGCAGCCTTGCCTTCGGAGATTCCTTCGAAGTCTTTTGCCTGAGTTCCGGCAGGTTTAGTCTTGTTGGCATAAACCACTTCTCCTGCTTCGTTAAAGACAGAATATCCATACGGGCATGCTTTCTTAGCATTCTCAACCTGAACATACGCACCAAGCTGAGAGTCTACGTCTTCCCACTTCTTCCTTACTCTAAACCAAGTAGTGGTGACAATATCCTCATCATCTACTTTCCCGTTCATAGCGTTCGCAACAGCCTGACGGAAGGTATCCATGTTAATCCCAAAGCGATCCCATACATGGGTCGGATCCACATGAGCACTAGACAGACCTGCTCTTCTTCCCTCATCATGCGAGGAGATCAGATAAAGGCCGGACGGAAGCTTCGCCCTCGGGTTCCACTTATGTCTCTTGCAGATCTCAGCGCAAAGCTGCACTGCAGTGTCGTAGCCTCTGAAAATATCCCTTTTAAAGTTCTCGGCGTTAGTTACAGTGTAGTTAGCTCCGCCGGTATACTTGATAAAGTCAGATTCAGCAATCTCGATCGTGATAAGATTTCGGTTGCCGTATCCTGCATCTGCCCATGAATAATAATCCTCTGGAAGACACTGATACACCCTTCCGGAAACATCTGCGTCACAAATATAAGTCGTGCAGGCGCTAACGCCGGGCTGATTCCAGTAGTCGCAAACAGCCTTAGCTGTACCCTGACCGCACCCAATCGTGTGGATCTGGATACCGATCGGGGTACGCTTAGATCCCTTTCTGTAACACCTGTTCTTAGTCAGATGATTTTGAATTACGTTAAGTGCCAATTTTGATCACCTCCTTATTAAATATTGCGCCCCCACTGAATTGACGAATGAATTGGCGTGGTAAGGCCTGGGTAAGAGCCATAGAAATGTATTGCCGTGTCGTCAAATTGCAGAGATACCCTACGAGAATCCTCAGCATCCGGAGAATCCTTAACAGCTCCTGCCAAATAAAAATGGGGCAAGTCATCTCCGGGAACATGATAAAGGGATATTTCGATCTCTAAGTAATCGCTGTCCGGGTCACCATTGACGTACCCGCCGATTCTAAATGCCGGCGTGACCCTATCTTGCGGATCTAATTCGGTACCAATATCCATAGTAAAGTTTCCCGTACTATCCTCATACGTTGCAGCATGAATAGTACCGGAAATCCTGGCTTCGCCTGCTTCGAGATACGCAGCGTTGACGGTTGGGTTAGAGACATTTGATGTAACTACCGCCTGTCTGTTTTTAAGCATAACAAGCACTCTGTCGCCTACAGCAACACTTACAGAAGATGCGCAGGGTGTAGAGTCAGTGGCTCCGTCAAATATAACGTCGACCGTCCCGCCCTCGTTAATCTTATCTACAGTACCGTAAAGAAAACTTTCGCTCTTCTTCTTGGTAGTATCATTCGTCATCCTGACAAACTCTTTAACCAGTCTGTCTGATAGCTTCGCCAAAGATATCACCTCCATAAAGCTTCTTTGTGAAGACAGCCGTCTCCTGAACTGGGCATCCGGGTACGCACTCTATGACCTGCTTTGTAACCTTAGCCTTAGTGTTTCTAAATCCGGCTCTTGCATAATTGAGCATCACACAGTCGCCAATCCTTACAGGGCAGTATCCGTGCCTGTATGAAAGCTCGAAATCAACAGATGACAGACTTACGAGTTTGTTATGGGCATACTCCTCAAGCTGCTCTTGAGTTATTCCGTCAACTACGTCTGGACTGCTGTCCCTGTAAGTAATCCATCTGCCTCTTGCCTGATACGAAACAATACTCGTATCGTCCTCGTTCTTATCCTCGGCTGTTAAAAACTCTCCGCTGCTTGACGAAAAGACTACCTCTACCCTGTTCGGTACGCCGAAAATATCACGAGAAGCTGACATGTCTGGATAAAGAATAGAGCTGTTATCATCCGTATAAATCCATCTTGGCTGCATAGCATTTAGATCCCTGTCGGGAACAAATATAACTCTGCTAAGTTCGTCAAGCCCGAGACTGTACTTGGCGTTCGCAAGAAGGTCTGACACAAAGGTAAGTCTTGAATCGGAAGGCTCGGATAAAAAATCGCCCGTAAGAGTCGTTGCGTCTTCACACTCTCCAACAGGCGCTCTTAATGATGTGTCAAGCAAAATGCTCCTTGCTCTATCCACAACTTTATCCCCTTTCCGTACAGCATAGCCAATCGGCATTTGCTTCTCTGTAAGCTCAATTAGCGGAGTGTAAGCGTCGTGGCTCACCGAATTAACCTTCCCGTCAAACGATGTGCTCGGCGTCTGGGCAAGAAAAGTCCCAAGGGAAATCTTTTCTTTTTCATCCCCTTGGGTTGCAATAAGGTAAGGCCTTATATATTTGTCATTAAGGTCATCGCTTGAATCAATAGACGCACTGCCCAAAGTATCAAGTGTCAAATCTCTTGTGATGCTGCAAGATTTTATCCTCGTTAGCCTCTCGACATCAAACCATGTGTATGGATCAACAATGTAGTATTCAAAGGTTTGGCGCATGGATTTAGTCCAATCAATCATTTAAGCGCCTCCTTCCACCCTTGTGATCGAGAACGTTACCGGTATGCTCGCCTTGCCGTGCGTTATGTTATACGAAACTTTAACATTAGCCCAGTATCCTGTGCCATACGGCTCTCTTACATATACGTCGCCGGGGTAAATAGCCAAAGCTCTGATTTTTGCAAGAGTATCGACGTCGCTTCTTGGAATCTCTGCGTTCCACCTTGAGGTAGAGCCTTCCTGCGTTCCGTAGTAACTCACCGGATGGCGCCTTCCTATATATTCAATTAAAGATACATCTGGTGAAATATCATCAGATACATCAATATTATAAGGAAGTCTTAGAACCGTCCCCGCCCACTCGTCAACAACGTCGTTATAAACCTCGGGATCTACGAAGAACGATCTCACATCGCCGTCCCACTGTATTACAGCACATCCTGCATTAACGGGAATTGGCTCCGGGTCCTCGTAGAAAACAACACCGGTCTTTAAATCAGTTGCTACAATTCTGTATCTTGCGTAATCCAAAGACGGATGAGGATCGGTTACGGTGAGATTATCTCCCGCATCAATCCCTGACTGAATCAAAGTTAAATGGCTGTCGTAGTCGATTCGATATACGGCAAGGGTAAAACCTTTTCTATACTCAAATTCCCACTCGTCAGAACAAAACGGCCTGATGTAGGCTGTTAAAGTCGTTTCGTTAATGGAAATATCAGCGCCTGGGCTCCAGCTGGGAACCTCCCACTTCGCCTTGAAAGAACTTTCCGCTTCGGCTGTCAGCCCATTTTGCATCGCCACGCTCATTCTAACCGTGTACGTAGTTCCTTCGTTTAAATATAAATCGCCTGGATTAAGCTCGATTAAGAGCTCATGGTCCGAAGATGCGATGTAATTCGAATAGATCTCCTCATCGATGTTGACGTGGACTTCCATTCCATCGTCTCCGGAAATATCATACTCCTCGTTCGACGTAATCGATATGGTGTACGCCACAGGAGTTTGAGACGGCGGAGTTGCGAGTGCATTTATTTTAATTGGAAACGACTCAACTACCGCATCAGTCTCTTCAGGATCTGCAACACCAACACCAAAGGATATACCGGGAGGCGAATAAACAACTGCCTCACGATACTCAGACCAATCTGACCACTCGTCTGCGATACCGGATATGCCTTTCGTACAAACTCTCCAGCTAATCTTATCGCTGTCCTGAAGCGTACTTGTATCGTAACTGTAACTGTTCTCGGTCGTGAGCGTGATCACGGTTTCTTCCTGATCGTTAATCTTGATTCCTACCTTAGCGCCAGACTGCTCTGACCCATCTTCAGAGCTGTGAGCCCAGTTTATGACAATCGGATCGCCGAGCTTTCCAACACTCGTATAAGACCAAACGGTCGGTACGTCAGGTTTCTTTCCAACAGGAACATCCTTAACGTCCGACCATTCGCCTTCGCTTCCGTTGTCACTTCCAACGCCCCTCAGCCTGAAATACCATTTTTCCTTCCCCTCCTCTACCGTAAGAGAAGACGCCGGAAAATGAGTTGCTTTAATGTTGTCCTGCCTCTGAATTGAGCTGCTCTCTGTATCAAAGACAGGAACGCCATCAATTGTTTCGTTTGTATACTCAAGGGTATACGATTCCGCACCTGGTAAAGCATCCCACCTGACATCAACCGTCCCAAACGTTATTGTAACAAGGTCGTTAATTGTAGCCTTATCGGGCGGGGTATACTTATTCTCAGAATAGCTACTCCAGTCACTTGTTTCGCCATGCTTTCCATAAGCAAAAGCCCTTGCTTTATAGCGGTGCCCGCCAACTTTGGCCTGATCATAGGTTACGCTCGCAACGCCAATGTTCACCTTATTCTTCATGATAGTCGCTTCGGGCGAACTGACAACGGTCGAATCATCCTCGACTATCTGAAACTTAAGTTTTCCATTTGAGTGCTCGTTTTGATAATTTGTAATGCTCGCCGTTACGATATACCCATTCGAGCCTTTAGAAATACTAACATCATGTATGCTTGGCGCGGACGGCGTGGTGTCTGTACTGCCAGCGGGAACGTTTCTTTCGTTAGTCAGAGCCTTGCCTACCCATTTAGCTTTGTTGCCTGGGTTCGGCTTTACAGAAACTCTAACTTTAAGAGCATTGGAGGGCGGAGAATATGTCGCGTTTGACTCTTTCGTGGTGCTGCTGGAGCCGGTAAACCAAATGCCTTTGTTTCCAGTATAGTAATACCAGGTAACTGCATAGCCGTCCTGTTTCGAATAAGAAGTTCTTTTCCAAGTCGAGAATATAGTTCTTGTGGTTCCGGCCTGAATTCCTATAGTTGGTCTCGCCTTTAAAGCTCTCTTCTTTTTAGCCATACTCTATCACGCCCTCCTTTCTACTCTAGCTGCCCTGATGATATCTCCAACCGCCGAGGCGATATTCGATCCATCGTCATAAGTTACTCCATTGATATTGTAAGTATCCCCAGGTCTGCCGGAAGATAGATTATCTCCAAGTTTGCCCAAGGCATTTAGAATATCAGCGTTGCTGTTCCTTTCCCTTATAGCCTCCGCGTTCTCTCCAATAGCACTGAAGTTGCTAAGAAGCGTTGGGGAAGTGGGCATAAGCGATGCAATCCTGCTTGCCCCGTCTCGAACCTGAGAAAGGTCAAGGATCGGAGTAATTATAGGCTGTTCGTTACCTGTTCCTGCTAAAATATCATTCGTAGCGGCAACTGCTCTCCTGACGCCATCAAGTGCCATGTTTGCGACATTTGATGCTGCATTTGATACCACGCTAGAATATCCGCCGATACCCTTTACAAGACCAAGGTCAAAGAATCTACCAAGCTTCTCGGTTTCTCTTGAAGGAGAATGAGAATCAAGCGTTCGCCTTGTAGCTTCCAGAGCCGCTTTTGCCACCTCTATAGCGGCATTAATTGCAGAATACTTATTAAGTCTTATACCCTGCCCCAGACCAGATGAGAAGTTCCATCCAGCTGTGGTAAAGGACGACTTATAACCTTCAGCAGCGCTTAAAGCACTATCAAGTGCTGCTTTAAGAGACGACTTGATAGACCCCGCACCATTGATAATAGCAAGCCCAATCTTGGCCGTCATTGATGTACCAATACTGCCAAAACCAGATGTATCAATACTTCCAAGAGCGCTTGATAAAGCTGATGATACGCCGGAGGAAATAGAGCTGGAATCGATGTTACTTGTAATATTACTTGTAATATCTTTTCCAGTATCAGATCCGGCGTCTGTATTTGAAAGATTTTGAGAAGCTTTCGACAGGTCTGCCGAGTTAATTTTACTCAAGGCGCCTGTAAACTTATCAACGCCGCTCGTGTCAATATCAGCAAGCCCCTCTATCATGGAGCGAAGTGTATCGATATTGGTCTTAACCTTTGACACAATATCGTCATTTGTAAGATCACCCTCGCCAAACTTGACATTGGCAAGAAGTGACGCTCCCGATGCCAGCTGTTTTACCGCAAGTGCTACAGCTGAGAACGAGTCAACATCGGTAAAGGACGTTGAGAATGTGTTAAGGTTGGGAACAATATCAACAAGCTCCTGCGCAAAGTTAGTAAGAACGCCATCGTGGAACCAGCCACCAAAGTCAACATCGCCAAGAGCAACGCCAACTTCAGCCAGTTTCTTGATAGCATCCGTTGCAACCGTCATCTTCTCGGAGTCGAAATCTTCTCCAAGAGAGTTGGCAAAATCGTTAATAGCTCCGCCAAGACCTTTAATTCCTTCAGTAAATGAAGTATAGTCGGGCGAGGTGTCGGCGCCAAAGAAGCCAAGAATACTATTAAGAATTCCGCCTTCTTTGATCGTATCCAGAGCCTCTTTAAGCTTTGCGATATCATCTGTCGGGACTGTAAGCCCATCAAGAGGCGCCATATCGGTCTGCCAGTCAACAAGGGCGGTTGACAGCGTGCCCATATCTTCTGCAAACTGAGTAACCTGGGTCTTATCGTCTTCGCCAAGAAGAAGGCTTCCAAGACTTGTTAAAAGACCCTGCAGGCTAATCTGACCAATAATATCAATAATGTCGTCAAGAGCCGTGGTGTCGATCTCAATACCATCAAACTCGCTCATTGCCGTAGCGTAATCAGTAAATCCTGTAGCGAGCGTCGACATGTCCTCGGCAACAAGCGTAACAGCTGCTTTTCCAGTCCACGCTTCAGTAAGCTGAGACGTAAGACCGTCAACAAGACCCGAAAGAGATGCCGCCGTTACGGCGCCTATTGCATCCGTCAGGGGCTGAGTATCAATCTCAATTCCTTCAAAGGAAGCCATAGCCGTAGCATAGTTTGTAAAGCCCTCGGCAAGCGCCGTCATATCATCGGCGACCATCTGCACTGCGGTCTTTCCAGTCACCATTTCAGTAACGATGGAAGTAAGACCGTCAATAAATCCGCCAATAGACGCCGCTACAACCGCTCCGATAGCATCCATTAACGGCTGAGTATCAATTTCGATACCATCCACGCTGTCCATAGCCGTCTGGTATTCGACAAACGCAGAAGACAATGCGACCATGTCGTCCGCGAGCATCTGAGCTGAGGATTTACCCTCCTCAATTTCAGACACAATAGACAGAAGCGAATCTGCAAAGCCAACTGCAGAAACGCCAAGAATTGCCCCAAGTGCTTCGGCTAGCGGCCCAATATCAACCATACCGATTTCGTTAAGTCCGCTAAGGTTACTCATGAAATCAGTAATATCCTGCCCGATTTGTGGAAGAGCGTCAAACAGTTCGGTGCCGATTCCAGCAAAGAATGCCCCAACAGCTTCTCCAAGCCCTCCAAGAACCATTTTTATAATATCAAGGCCCGTTTGGATCGTTGACATCTGATCGCCGCCAAGCGCACCGATAGCCCATGCAAGAAGTGTAAATGCAGCAATGAACGCTGCCATCACGACCAGCCCAAGAAGTGCTGGGCCTGCTGCCGTTCCTGCCGCTACAGCGCCATACATCGCAACGCCAAGGCCTGCAAATATCAATCCAAGCCCCGCCGCTATCTGAGCAACAGTTTCGGGGTTTGGAAGGGTTGCAAGCAGAAACAGTACTGTTCCGATAGCCGCGATGAGAACGGTCATCATTAAAAGCGACGTCAGAGCCGGTTTAACCTTTCCTGTAACCCCTGCTAGTACCGTAAGCATTAAAAGAATTACACTAATTGCCGCAACTGGTGCTATTAGTGCGGTTGGTTTGATTAATGATAAAATCGCGAGCGAGGCTGCTATGGCTAATATCACAGCCGCAAGCCCCACCATCGTGCCGAGACCTTTTTCAATTCCTTTGGCAGATTTTACCACCAACGCTAAGGCCAACATAATAGTGCCAAGAGCAAGTACGCTCTTAAGAAGGGCACCTGGCTTAATCTTTGAAATAATCCATAAAGCAGCGCCTATTGCCAATATACAGGCAGCAAGCCCCGCAATGCCAATTGAAATAGAAAGACCATCTTCGCCGACAGCCTTCTTCATAAGTTTCATGATTGCCCAAAGAGCAATTACAATTGGTACAAGTTTTAATAACCCATTAAGAATTCGGCCAAAGGGCAGGAAAGACAAAAGCATGATAAGGCCAACCAAAGCGTAAAGCGATATTATGACGCTCATCATAGATTTTGCAGCGGCAAGACCTTTTGTTCCACCACTTACCTTCTGCATGGCTTTCATCATGACGAGCATTGCAATGAACAAAACTGCCGCTCCTCCAAGACCTGCAAGTGCTGTCGGCAGATCGTTCAGGACCACCTTCCCAATTAGCACAATGGCAAGAATTGCGAGAATCATGGATCCAGCCATCGATGACACTAGCGCCGACGCAGCAATCATTTTCTTCGGGTTAAGCTTATCCATTGACTTTGCAAACGCCGTAAGCATGAGCATCATCGCACCAATGGTGGCAACACCTTTGATGATGTCGGTCAGCTTTATGCCGGCAAGAATCTTTAATGTTACTGCAAATAGCACAAACGCCCCAGCCATCTCAAGCAGTGCTGCTTTATTGAGGAAATTGGCTTTAGATTTGTGCTCTGCCGCCATTGAAGAAATCAGCTGTTCTATCGGCTTAACCAAAGTTCCGATAAACTTAAGGCCTTTAAATGCAAGAAGCGCCGCAACAATTCCAAGAATCTGCTCCGGCTTTATGCCAGTTACAAATTTAGCAAGCTTTTTAAAGAAGCCAAACAGAACCGATCCAAGCGTCTTCGAGCCGCTCTTTACGCCTTCTTTCTTCTTTGTAAAGAAATCAATTATCTTCTGAAACGCTTCGGGGAACGAGAAATTGGTAACAGCATTCTTAATGCCTTTAAAGAATGCGACTATCCTGTTTTTGATTTCACCAACGTTTACCCCAAGCTCGGCAAGTTTTTCCTTGACCTTTTCTTTAATTGTGGCAAAGGCGGTAACAATAGGCTCAAATATCTTACTGTCTTTAAAATATTTAACTACAGTTTCTTTAAAAGCCTTCCAGATTTTGCCCAGATTACTGAATTTAATACCGCCAAGACTCTTTACTTTTTCGATAAACTCTCCAAATTTAGCCTTAGCGCCTTCGACAAACGCGGGGATGCTCTTAAAGAACGATCCAATCGCAGTTCCAAGAGTAGTAAAAATATCTACTAAAAACTTACCAATCTTATGCTCTTCAAAAAAGTCATGGACTCCGTTCTTTATAGCTCTTAGTTTATCCTTAACTGCCTGAATTTTAAGAAGAAGCCCGGTCCAGATCTTTCCAAAAGCGTTTAAAGAACCGTCAGCATTCTTTCCAAGATTTAAGAAAAAGTTACTGACGGTCGTCTTTATGGTTGAAAGGCCGTTTTTAATCTTTTCGCCAATCCCCGACAGGGAAATGTTTTCTTTAAGATTAGAAAACGCCTTCTTGATGCCGGAGAAAATATCAATCTTATTGCCTTCTTCATCGATCCCCTCAAAAGCAAGGGTCATGTCATCTTTAAATCTGGTAGCACTGTCAGAAAGTTTCCCGAAAGTATTCTTGGTTCCGTCTTCTTTCTTGCCAAGACCGGTAAAGAAATCTTTTATAGTTGTTCCAAGTGTTTTGAAAGAACCCTTAAAGTTCTTTACAAGAGTGCTTGCGGAAATATCTTTCCAAAGACCCTGAAATGCTAACTTAATACCCTTAAAGAATTCCTCAGGAGACTTGGTATTAGAAAACGCATTTACAACTCTGTCTTTAAACGTCCCAAAACTCTTCCCCACATTATCTAAAATGTTCGGGAAATTGTCGTAAATATAGCTAAACGCATCGCCAAAGCTATTAAGCACTCGCTGTACTCCGGGAAGAGCTTTAAATGCATCAAACCAGCCTTTAATCTTCCCTGTCACCACGCCAACGCCAGTTTCAATAGCACCAAACGTCTTCTCGACTATCTGATTTTGAACTGCCCAGTCATGGAGCATGGTAAGAAGATTGCCAAGCTTAGTGATAAAGCCGCCGATAGGACCTGCCAGAGCGTTGAATATAGCCCCAAGCCCCTTAAATACCGTTCCAAGAAGCCTCTTTCCAACGCTAAGTAGAAGAGAAAAGACAGAGAATATGCCACGAAATGCGTTGCCAATGTTCTCTGCGTTCTTCAGAGCAAATCTCCTAAGCGCTTTAGACGCATCGTTTATAGCCCTTGCGATGTTGTAGATCATATCTCCGGTAGCAGGCGGAAACACATCGTCCCACGCACCTTTAATAGACCCTGCAATCTTCTTAAACGCAAATATGCTAGTAACAATCGAATCAAAGAGAAGCTCTCTGCCGCTCTTTTTGAGTGATTTTGAATCCACTTTGTCGATAATGTTGTCAAACTCTCCTGAGGTTCCTTTCATGGATTCCTCAAGCCCGACATTAGCAGCGGCCTGCTCCCTAATGGCATCGGTAACATTCCAGGTACCGCCGGAAAGCTTGTAAAGCTCATTTACATACGCCTGAACTTTCTCGCCGTCAAATCCTTCTTCGTTAAGCTGAGCAATTCGCTCGGGCATATTGTTTCCGAAATCACCCTTGATGACGCGATCGGCGGCCTCGTTTATCTCATCGAGGCTCTTGCTCATACCATCGCCGTCAACGCCCTCGCTGTTTAGCCTTTTTACAGCATCAGCGAGCATGTCAGTGCTAAGCCAGCCCTCTTTTAACGAGTTCATGAACCCAACGAAGTTATCTGATTCAAAAGCAACACCGTTGGCTTTTCCAACTTCCATAAGCTCCTTATAAAGGAGTTTTGTCTGTCTTGTGGAAAGGTCAAGATTCTTCCAGTACTCAGCCGTTACGGCCTCTGTAGGCTTGCCAAGACCTTCTTTAAGGAGATTATTTCTAGCCTTTGCCTGAGCATCAATAATGCCGCCAAAGGTATCCGAGAGCATGGTGAACAGCTGTTTTGACTGATCGAAATCACCAATTAAAAGCTCCCATGTCTGAGCCCACCCGGAGCCTGCGGCTTCCTGCAAAGTGTCGATGAGCTGCGTGAATGTCTTAACTTCTGTTGCAGCTTTGGATGCTTTCTGTCCAAGTTCTGTTGTTTCGTCGGCGTATTTACCAAGGGCTGTAGTTAAAACATCAGACGTCATCCACTGCGCCGACAAAGAATCGTTAAACATCTTTGTCGCGTCAAACAGGTCAGACACATGCCCATTCATGTCTGTTGTAACAGACTGATACTCCTCACCTACTTTAGTGACTGTGCCAAGCTCAACTGCTGTATCGATAAGTGTCTGTTTAAAATCAACCGTTGCCATATTGGCATTCTCAATTGATTTCCAGTCAATTAACTTTACATAACCAGAAGACAGCGCCTGGGCAAAGTTATACATCGCGTGAGACGCCTGCTGAGAGTTAGCGCCGGCAAGAGCTGCCTCGTTCGAAATACCCTGAATTGCGGCAACTGCTGTGTCAAGGTCAACACCGGCATTTGTGAACTTACCGATATTCGACGTCATATCCGAGAAGCTGTAAATCGTCTTATCGGCGTAAGTGTTCAGCTCATCAAGTTTCTGGTTGACCATATCAAGGGTTACAGGAAGACCCTCTTTAGTTTTTGCGCCCATAAGGATCGTCTGCACTGACCCCATTTTGAGCTCATACTCTTTAAAGCCATCCTGAACAGGCTTTGATGTGAACATCTGGGCGTACTGCATTGTAGTCTGCTCGATCTGGGATCCAATCCTTGAAAAGAACCCAAACGATACAGCATCAAGCGCCGAAATGCCCTGTCTTGCGGTGTTTATACCCGCCGCCATCGGGTTAAAGTCAACCTTCTTTAAAGAAGAATTGAAATTATCAAGGCCGTCTTTAGACGTGGTGAAATTAAGAGCTTCTTTAAGCTTCTGGATAGTTGACAGAGATGTCGCTGCGTTTCTCTCAAAATTACTATTCTCCAAACTCATCTCGACAACTTTAGAGTCAACGACAGCGCTGCTCGATCTACTCATTTCACCACCTCCTCCCAGGCCTCTTTAGCAAGCTCATCAAAAATGGGCTGAAGAGCTGGATTTATGTAATCCCTTCCTTCAACCCATCCGCCAGTTCCGGTTCCGTGCCCGTACTGTAATATCAGAGCTATGTTTACATGGTTATTTATGTTTGAATTGTGAAACTCTATTACCGCCCTTCCCTTTTCTCTTACGATCTCATAAGACCAGCTGGCTGCCGTAAGACCAGAGTCAACAGGCGTTGCGTTCTTTAGAGCCTCCACTCCTAATTTTCCGTATTTATTTAGAATTCCAACATCGAAATTCTCTTTAAGATGCTCAAGCCATCCGGTAACTTTACCGAAATCGCCATTCTGTTTTATCTCAATCATCAGCTCATCCTCTCATGTTATGCTTGGCCTTTCTTGCGGCATTTAAAGCCTTGTTTTGAGCCATGATTTCTCGCTTTGACATCTTCTTCTTCGGTTTGTTTTCTTCGCCGCAAACCCGAATAAGCATGATGAGCCTGTTTATATGCCACTTCTCAAATTCTGCAGGAATGTTAAACTGCACCATCCAGCAGTAAATAAGCTCGGAAGTTACCTTTTGAGTCCTGCTTCTTTTCCCATCATCAGTAATTACGGTCGCCGTCATCGGATCGTTGATGTAGTCGTTAATCTTATTTATGTCATCTGCTGTTAAGAGATTTATATAAAAAGACTTCTCATCGATTTCCCGATTCAGGATCATGCATCTTATGTAATCAAGGGTTTGCTCATTTGTTTTTTCGCTGTCAAAAAATGGAATATGCCACTTAGCTTCCCATTTGGAGATGGAGATGAGCGAATGCTCAAGATAAAGAGTCGTAGCTTTGACCGTTCCAAAGCGCTCTGTCTTCTCATCGAAGTACTCCCTTTCGGGAATATCAATTCTAAGCACGCGCTCACCTCCTTTTTAGATTTAGTCAACTACTTCTCCGGTTACCTTCTCGATCAGCTCGGGGTTCTTCTCAGCCTTCTCGATCTCTCCGGCAATAGTGCTTGCAAACTTCGCCGGGAAGATGTTGATCATGAAGTCCTTAACAGTGTTGACATCGCCTTTGTACATAATGTCGTCCATCAGCTGCGCAAAAGCCGCAGAGCAGGCGAAGTTCTCGGTAATCTCTTTGTTCTTCTTAAACACCTTGCCGTCTTCGCTCTTTTCGCCGTAAGCAGCAATGATCAGCGCCTGCAGAGCCTCAAGCATCTGAAGGTTATCCTTGGTTGCAATCAGGTTTGCAAGGCTTTTCTCGCTGAAAGACGGGTTGCTATCCAGAAAATTCCTAAGCTGGGGCTCGGTGAAGTTAAAATATAATTCTTCTTCTCTCTCGTGCCCGTCAAAGTCCTCGTACTTCTGCTTAATCTTAAACATATAATTCTCCTTTCTTTAAAAAGAGACCCTAGTAATCTACCAGGGCCTCAGAGCAGCTTATTTTTGATTTCAATTTAACCCGGCAGGAACAAGGCCATCTTTGGGATACGCCTTCTCTGACGGGTAACTCAAGGGGTTGTTGATGCCGCGAAGTGAGCAGCAACTTCGTCCGGAAGAGGCAGACGGCCGGTGGTTCCTTCAGCTCCGCCGGTACCATCAGTTCCGTACAGAATATCAAGGAAATCATCCAGCTTATCCTTATCAACCTTCGTGGAGTCGATAACGACCGTTGCGGTCGGCTTCATACCTTTAGTAGTAACTTCTGCCGGAGTCGTGGAGATCTCCCAGCTCGGATTAGCTGCTTCCGGAGAATCGTTGACAGTCGCGTGAGCTCTCTCAGACGGAGATGCGAGGCAGTTGTATACAAGGTGGAGCTTGTAACCTTTCTCAGTACCCTCGGTATCGCTGCCGATAAGCGTTCTGTAAGAAAGACCGAACAGACGGCGAGACTGCTGCCCGATGTATACGCCAGGAGCAATTTCCTTGGAACCGTCGCACTCTTCAAACACATCCGGATAAGAGTATGCCTCCAGAGTGCCTCCAAACTCCTCCGCACTCATAAGGTTCAGGTACTTGATGTTATCAGCCCACAGAGCGGTCGGCTCTGCACCGGACGGGCTCTCGTTAAACGCGGTAACGCCATTCCAGGCGACTGCGTCCTTAAACGTCTTCGACGTCTTGTCGTAAAGATACAAGACCATATGGTCTACACCAGTTTCATAAATTCTTTCGCCAGTCTTGTCCCATACAAGTTTAGCCATAATATTACCTCCTTAGTAATATAAGATGTAGATTGTATGATTGAGATTGTCCGCTTGGTAAGAACGATTAAAGCGTATGCCGGGTATTGTCGACACACGCTTTGAAATCTCGCTATCAGGATCTCTGTCAATCACAGTAATTTGGTACGCGGTATGCTGCAGATACACAAGATTGTCAGCAGCCACGTTATCTATGTCGTATAAGTTGTACCTTATACACGGGTAGTGCATCACAAGCGATGCCGGCGGTTGGAAGTACACATTTCTTGATCCGAGCACTTCACAAAGCAGCTCATGGAGTTTAAGCCTCCGGTCCATTGTACACACCTCCCGCCGATAGAATGAGTCTTGGGCTCTGAACAGTAACGGTTGCTACCTTCCATTTAGTGCCCATAAACTCAACGTACTTAATGTTGTGGAAATTCTCGTTTGCGTAGGCGTCAGCGACGATACTAAACTCATTCGAGATGTTAATATCATCGATAACCTTATCCTGGCCAGATTCATGGCGTCTGGAATTGCGAACAATATCGCCGTAGTAAGGTCTTTCAACCATACTGTCTTCCCAGACACCCGGCCTTATTTCAGATACCGTAGCAAACCCGACGTTCCCATAAAATCTGGCCATAGTTCCACCTCATTTTGATTCCATCATCAGCCGCCCGGAATTAGACTGTTTGACGCATACGTCGTATCTGCCGGGTATACAGCCGATAATGGAGTTACGCGTTTGGGCTTGCTGTGATCGCTCCGGTAGCCTTGGTGTAAGTCAGGGTGTAGGACTCGCAAACAGCGGTAACTGTACCCGCAAGCTTATTCTCAGAAGCCTTCGTAATAACCTCGAACTCGCCGTCCACATCCACAATCTGGCCAACGAAATCCTCGCCAAGCAGGAGCTTATTGATGGAATTGACGGTTGCGGTATCGTCGTCAACAGTAACCTTGATCTGAAAATCCCCAGTTTCTCTTCTAAGTCTCATAATTTTCCCTCCTTAAGGTTGTGTGGGTGATCACTGACCGATCATGCTCTTGGAATCGAAGTCAGAATCGCCGATGATCTTGCTGGTGCGGCCGGTAGTGGAATCAGCATACAGAGTGATCGCGGAGAACGGCTTCATCAGAGAACCAGAGCATCTGGTCTCGATCAGATACTTCATCTGGTTGTAGTCGATGTCGAAATCATCGAACATGTTGACGGATCCGCCCTTGTCGGCGCCAACGCTGTAATCAGCCAGGTTGACAATGATAGCCAGGATCTCCTTGCCGTTGTAGGAAGCTCTTGCCATGACCTCGTCCGGGATCGTAACAATGCGGGAAACTCTGCACTTGGTAGCAAGCTCTCCTTCGGTCTTGTACAGCGGGTGCTTCTGAGTGTCCTCAAGCAGCAGCATCTCGCAGAGCATGGACTCGGAGGTGAACATGGTCGGAGAACCAGATCCCTTGTAACCCTTACGAGCGCGGATAGCAGCCTTGATGAAGTTCTCTGCGTAATACTGGGCAGCATCTTCGATCGGGGTGCCGGACTGTACGCTCTGGCTCGGCGCTACGCCGTACTTGATATTGAACAGATCACTCTCGTTTACGATCGGGCGGATGCAGGTGGGATCGATCTTGTCGTCATCGGACGCCAGTCTTCCGTCGCCAACCAGATATGCTCCGGCAAGTTCCTCGTCCAGCATCATTCTCATTTCAGCCTTCAGCCATGCGATTACGTCGAAATCGGTGATGTCGATCGTGTCATCGCGATCTAGCTTCTGCTTCTTGTAAACAGTGGTCGGCTGAGTGGTTCTCTTAAGCAGGCTGAAGACCTCTTCCTTCTTCAGTCTTCCCTTCAGGTATCCACGAGCTCTTGCCTCGTCCTCGGTGATGTCAGCATAGGTGGACTTCAGGCGGGTAAACGGAGTGTGGTGAACACCGCTCATAACGACATTTACCCAGTTGTCCGGTCTCTTGATCCATTCCGGCGGGGTATTCTGCTCCTTGGCAGACGGGAACAGCCAGTCGATCTGCTCGATGCCATAGTCTTCAGCATGCGCCAGGAAGGAATCCTTCAGGGATCCATAGCGCTTTGCATCGGCAATGATCGTGCTCATCTCGTCATGGGTGAGGGTTTCGCCCTGCGCCATATCGTTTCCATCAAATACGTTGTGCTTCATAACGTCATCTCCTTCTTCATCAAGATCTGAATGCTCCGCAGCGTCGTCGTCTTCTTCGTCGTCGCTCGTTGCATCTTTTACAGCTTCGTTTACAAGGAACTGGCAGACAGCCTTCTGATCGTCGGTCATCTCGTTGTAGACGTCCTCTACTGTCTTTTCCTTCTTCTCTTCTTTCTTCTCTTCCTTCTTGTCAGCCACGTCGTCTTCTCCTTTCTTTTTCTCATCGGAATGCTCAAGCTCGATGTCCTTGAAGAAGCACATGACCGCTTCGTCCTCTACCTCTTCAAAGCTTCCGTCACTATGAGCCATGGCAACATTGTCAATAAAAGCTCCAGGATTAGCCCCGCCATAAACAAGAGAAACCTCTCTAATTACGCCGTGAAGAACCTCTTTTGCAGGGGACTGCTTGAGGTGATTGGCATAAATCGAGAGGTACTTGATGTCGCCGTGCTGCACTGCTTCTTTCGCATCCTGCGCTTTAGCGGAATTGTTGAAAGAACCGTACATGTAGACGCCTTCGTCTCTGTTTTCCAGGAGGGCATGCCCAAGTACGTCTGTCGGGGAATCGTGCTGATGTCCCCATACAAGCGGAACGGTCTTACCATCCATGTCTGCAAACGCTCCGCGCCGGATAGTTCGGCCATCGGAACACTTGTAGTCATTGGCAGTAGCCCAACCGCTAAAGTCAAACTTAGCCATTTTGATTTCTCCTTCTTGTTGCATTAAAAAAGACCCCTCTCGGGGCCTAGGTTTACTGTTCTACTTGCGCTTCTTGCTCCTCTGGCGGAACTTCTTCCTCCATTGGCGCCTCTTCGGGCATCATTTGCCCCTGATCGTAAAGCTGCGGATTTGACAGCTGATCAGCTCTAGCATCCATACTCGGAGCAAGGCCGATAATGCCTCTTGCTTCGTTCTTAGTAATGATCTCACCTCTTGTAAGCTTCTCTAAAAGATCACCAAGCTGGGTTTGAGGAGTCGATACGAACGGATCAGTGAAATACATGATAGACTGGCCTTGAGTTCTGGCAGTCTTTGTTAAGAACTTACACTTCATAGCATCGATTATTGCAGAGATAACAGGCTCAACCGTCCTGTTCATATAATTCTGCATAACCGTCTCGTCCGCGCTTCCGTTAAATACTTCTTCCGGCATGCCGAGCTGAGCGTGGAACATCTTGGTATAGTACTCAACCTGCGTAAAGAGATTGTTCTCAATTGCGCGATTAAGCTGAGTTACCTTCTCAGTTCCGTCAATGTAGGCAACGCCGTACTTGGAAGAGGCGAGCTGAGACTCAAAGTCTTTGACTCTGGTGTCCGCCTGTATTCTTCTTCGCTCTGACTGTATTGTATAAGGAAGCTGAACAATAAGATTTGCTTTTCCAGAAGCAGACTCGTCGTCGATGATATCAAGCTGGTGTATCTTTCGACACAGCTGCTGGTAAAACGAGTTTGGCTCATTCATTATCGAATAGAACGGATTCTCAGGAAGTGCTACGATGCTTTTTGGAAGCGTGACTTGCTCCGTCTTGCCGAGGCGGTCGTTGTAAAGCTCAATCTTTACATCTCTTGGATACCACCCGACAACCTTTCCAACCCTCAGCGATTGGATGTCAAATCCTCCAGTAATTCTGGGATTTTCTGTAGTGTCAACGGGGACGATCGCAATCGAACCTTCGTCAAGCAGCGACATGGCGCAGTCTTGCAAAAACGCCCTCGCCGTCTGGTCTATGTTGGCCTGCACTGATAAGCATTCGTTCAGATCTGACTTCATGGGTTCCATATATCTTCCATCTGGATCAAGTCTGCAATGCTCTACCCTATGCTTTGCAACATCTACCGCTATTCTATTGAAGGTATTCGAAATAATCGACCTCTCGTTGCCTCGTCTAATCCTCATTCTTCCAGGTCGTAGGTAACTTTCAGGACCTAGATTATGGTACGCAGTCGGATCTCTGCCTATAAAGGCATTCCACCCGTGCTGTAGTCTTTGAAACAGACCCATTTTGATTTCTCCTCCTTATGCCGTCCTTTCCCAAATGTAAACATTCTTATATGGCGGCATGTTGTTGTGCGCCTCGTCGGCACCAGCTGATTCAATAACCAGCTCCGTATCCCCGGTGTATGCATCATTAGCGGTTCCGGCGCCATATGTCACGAGAGCAACTGCGGATCCGTTACCAACGTACACGTTTCTTCGACCTATGGCATGTCTGTGTTCACTAACAGCGTGAGTATGCGCTGGCATCTGAGCTTCGGTAAGCGTAACGTTCGCCTCGCCTCCGTCCCTTGCCGCGTTATTTGCTCTAACATTCGAACTGGCGCCATATAGAAAATATCCACTATGCCGAATCCAGGTAGTTCCGCCATATATCTCAATAACCTTTGCCATGGTGTCTAATGTAGTAGACATAATTACCATGCCAATATGCGACTTGGCAGCGCCTTCAACAGCCGTAAGTCTTTGCTCGATACTTGGTATCGCTCCAAACTCCTCTTCGGCCGCGGTAAGCCTCTCATCAAGCAAGGGCAGTTCTGTATCAAGTTCCTCGGATATCGCAAGAATCCCGTTATCCATGTGGTTTAAATTGGCAGCGCCAATGGGAGTATCTGTAGAGGGGGCATCTTGCCAACCAACCCTCGTGTATCTTATTGGCATAATTAGCCTCCTTTCACGTACGGATATAAGCTCTCATCAGGGTAAACCAAAGTATTTGGAAACAACTTCCAGCTATCCGGCATCTCCTGCTTCGGAGTTGTAAGTTCGATTATCTCGTCCGGAAACGGGAGCCTTGGATCGGCATCGTCGGTTCCGTAGATTATCCCTTCCAGAGTATTTAGAACATCGTGATCAAGAAGTGTGGAATCGATCACAATTTCGCTTACAGGATCAAACTCATCATCATCAATCTCCTGGGGAAACGTTTCGAATGATATGTTGGTCTCCTGAATATCCATAGATTCATTTACAGTTGAGTAAGCTCTCGAAAAGTCAGTAACTCTCATGTTGTAAATCATATGGATTCTATAGCCATGTTCAGTTCCTTCTGTATCATTCCCGATCTTGCTTCTATAGCAAAAGCCGAACTGATCTCGATTCTGCTGTCTTGCGTAAATACCGGGCGTAAGTTCCCTCTCGCCAAGGTAGTCCTCAAACTCATCTGGGAATGTGTAGCATTTTATAGATCCTGAATATTCTTCAGAAGTATACTCAGACCCAACCTTAACCCCACCGGAATAAAGAGGGCTTGCATCTCTTCCACCGTTATTATCGTCAACTCCGGTAAGGCCATTCCACGCAATCCCGCCGGTATAAATGCCGCCCTCAAAAGGATAAAAGACGCCATGGTCGACGCCTATCTCGTACTTTCTCTCCCCGAGGGCGTCCCAAGTAAGTCTTCCCATAGCCTTACCTCCTTAGTGGTTACTTCTTGGGTTTCTTCCAAGGTTTCTTTACTTTTCTGGCATTATAGTTCTGCCAGTACTCTTCTTCTGACAGATTCCATCCACTCGCTCTATCTCTCGCGTTGGCATTTCCAGCGCGAAGCGCGCTTCTAAATCGTTTTACGCCATGAGCTCTTGAATCGTTGTATTTAAGGGCTCCATATGAGCCAAGAAGCGATGCCTGAGCAAAAGTTTTTCTGGAGCTCATCCTGGCAATACGCTCGTTAGTAGCTTTATCATGTTTCGAATAGAGTCGATTTGCAGATGCAACTCTCTCCTTCATCCACTGCTCTCTGGATGCCGCAATCTTTTTCCGCTTCTGATCCTTGGAAAGAGACTTATCTCTCTTAATTGCCTTACGATTCGTTTTGTACATGGCCTTGGCGGCTCTAACTCGCCTATCATGACGGATCCCCCAACGCATGCCAAGAACGCCATAGTGCTGGAGAGAATCCCCTTCTCTTACAACAGCGTAGTATTCGCTCATTTTGATTTCACCTTCTTCCCCTTTTTAATGGTTGTGGTACCTTTGGCCACTTTCGGCTTTCTTTGATGAGGACGATCGGACCATTGGGCGGTGCCATCTCCTGTTTTCTTACCTTCTGACACTTTTATTGAGTTCGTATCAACGCGCCAGGAAGATAGAGAGGGGAGCCCCAACAGTTTCGCCAATCTGTTCCTTTTTCTATACAGTTTTGCCGTTGTCTTAGTTAGCGTACCGTCTTCGTTCTTATCCACTTTCTTATAATCCTTAACATCCCAGCCAAGATCATGGTAGCCCTTCTTTGCTTTCTCAGATACACCCTTAGCGGCGCGCTTAACCTGATACGTAGCAGCCCCGGCAGCCTTTCCAACACCGCTGTTAGAAATCTTTCCAAGAAGTGTTTTATCGTATTTGTTCTTCGCCTTCTCGTACTCGCCATAGGTTTTCTTAGTAAGGGCTTTGTCTTTTGCCAAAGTCTTTGCAAGCTTCTTCTCTAAATTTCCACCCGGCTTAAAGTTTGGGTCGGTCTTGATCATAGCAACGGCAAGTGCTAGATTCTTTCCCTGATTGTAGAAAGCGTCTTTCATAGCTTTGCCGGTTTTCTTTTTTCTTATGAGAGCACTTACGCCAACCTTATCGTCGACGGCTTTTACAGCACTCTTTGCGCCGCTTGCAACTCCTCCAGCAGCCTTCCCGGCTTGATACGCAGCGTATTCGGCAGGATTATAAAAGTAACGGTACTTGCTTCCTACCTGCACTCTGGTAAAATATTTGTGGTTCTTTTTCTGAGAACCTTTCTTTCCAAAGCCAAAGAGGTGTTCAAGATGGTCATCCTGCCCTTCTCTGACTACGGCGTAGTATTCGCTCATCTTTAACCTCACTCAAATGAATCTTTGTATAATTTGTAAACAACCCACGCGTCCATCAGAGCGGAGACGTTATCAATCTTCTGCTCGTAGCGATCCTTTAAAAGCTTCCTGTTTCCGTTAGTGTCCTCGATGGTTATACAGTTGCCCATCGTAAAAGACATGATCTCCTCGTCAAACAAAAGCTTCCTATCCTCTGCAAGATGCTTAAGCTCGCCAAGCGGTACAGACTCGGTTCTGGCTCCCTGTATTACTTTCTCAACGCCAAAAGAGCCGTTCTCGCTCGTCCATCTTTCGATAAACTCTCTGGCATTGTAAGGGTCATATCCAACCGCTCGAACATCGTAAGCAACTCTTCCGTTGATAAAGTCATACAAATTCTCATACACCATAGTCATATCAAGAGCAGTGCCTGGCATGACGATGAGCGATCCTTCACTTAAGAACTTCTCGTACTTCATTCTCATAGCCATCGGAAGCTTGTACAGAGTCCGCTCCGTTATGTAGCTTCTTGCCTTTACGCCAAACCTGTCGCCGCCAAGCGGAAATAAGAATGTAAAAGCACAGAAGTCATCGCCTCTTGACAAGTCGCACCCCATGGCACAGGGAAGCTGCCAGAACTCTCTTTTCTTATGAAGCTTGGTTTCTTCATAAGTAAAGAAGTAAGTGTAGCCTTCCATCGGGATGCCAAACCTTTTGGCTAAAATATCATTTCGAGATGCCGGCGCTTTCTCGGCCCTTTCCTTATCAAGCTGGTAAGTTTCGTAGCTTACCGTCTTTCCAAGGTTGGGATTGGCTTTGAGCCACATTGCCGGATTCTCAACTTCCTTAATGTCGTCAAGCCTATAGTAGAAGATTGAGACATGCGGGGCGATATAGTCGCCTCTAAGGATGGACATAAGCTCCATTTTGATCGTGTCGCCAACCGAGTTTCGAACCGTTCCTTCAGATGAGATTGCAAGGATTGTGTATGTTTCGTTTTTACTTGCGCCCTGCTCCAAAGTACCGATAACATCCTCTCTGATATCGCCAGACAGCCATTCGTCAACCGAGTTTATCGGGGAGTTAAGACCCTGAAGCTTATCAATCGACATGGGTCTGACCTCAAGAAGCGACCCCGTTAAGAAGTTCTGAATTCCCTTCTTTGTTGAGGCAAGCTTTACTCTGTTTGCCTTAAGACCTGTTGTGTTCTGAAGAGAACCTTCAGTTAGAAACTTAAAGAAAGGACCCCTTGACCTTACAATCGCAGTTCGAATCGGCCCCATGACCTCTTCCGCCTGTGGCATCGTAGGTGCCGTGGTTACCTGATGTGTTGTTGCAGGGTTTACGGTTAATTCGTATGCCTGAATACAGGCAACATACATAGATTTGGCTGATCCTCTGGCCGTTATTATGTACTGCTTTTTAGTCAGCCTCTTCTTGTGCTTCCTCGTTACGTATCTACCGCCTGACTTATTCTGATACGGCTCAAAAGCACTGATTTCTTCGTAGTAATACCAACCGTAAAGCTCCTCTCCCCATAACTTGAACGAATCCAGCAAATGAAGGTCAGAGCCATCGGTAAGCGTGAGCTCATTCTCGCAGAACCTGATCCATCCCTCAACCGCCTGGTCGTCGTAGTAAACTCCCGGGTTTCTGATAAGGTCGTCGATCCTGTTCATTTCCATGGAGATCTCACGGTTTATTGGTATTTCGCCACGAAGCACTTTCTCCCTAAACTGTCCATAGTACTTAGGAGTTGCGGTGTTTGAAAGCATTAAACCAACTCCTTTTCTATGTTATAGTCCGAGACGCCTTCTGTTGTTATCGGACAAATCGGATGTTAAATCATCAAGATCTTTTAAAACCTCACTTATTGGTTTGCTACCACTACCCTTAGGTAACGTAATGTTCCTGGGTTTCGGAAGATCAGAAACCTTTGTGTCCCTTGTTGCGCTAGAGAAGATGCTGTAATCGCCATCCCCAAGCTTGAACCCAGAATCAAAGTTTGCTTTCGGCGTGGTAGGTGCAGGGTTAGACGCAGGTGCAGATTTTGGAGTAGAAGAATCATTCTTAAACACGCTCCAGTCACCTTCCTTCAGCTTGAACCCCTGGTCAATCTTCCCATGCCCGCTCACGCTTGCTTGAAGTTTTCGCTGCTTCGCCTCATCGCTTTCGTTTTCCTCTCGCTTGGTTCCACTAACGCTCTTAAGCCAGTCAAGAGTTTCGTTGTCTTTGATTCGATCGCTAGCCTCTTTGAGCTGCTTCTCGGTTTTCTTCTGCTGGTAAGCCTCGCTTGCTTTATTTGCCGCATCCTTAGCAATCTTTCCGGTCGCACTCTTAATCCGGTCGAAAATATCAGGATCTTTGTTATTCATCCAATCTCCGATCGTCATCTGCCCATCGTCGCTATCATTAAGAATGCTCTTAACATCAAGCCCAAACTCTTTTCTAAGAGCCTGTAGAGACTGATGAGCACCAGCTACAGCATCGAGGGCTTTCTTGCCTGTTCCAAGCGTATCAATTACCTTATCGATCTTTGACTTTTCCTTAGGCATGTTTTTATTAACCTGCCCGATTGCCAAAGCTCTTGCAGAGGCTTCTCTAAGCTCGTCAGTAGTCATAGAGCCTCGAAGCTTCATGATTTCGTTAAGATCGGCATTGGCGATAGCTCTTTTCTTAGCCGCCTCAAGGTCGGCTTTAGCTTTCTCAGCTTTAGCCTGAGCCTTCGCCTCTTTCTTTTCGGCTCTTGCAGCTTTTCTCTCTGCTCTCTTTTTAACCCGGTCTTCCGATCGTCTCTTTTTGCCGGCGGTCTTCAGTGTCCCGTCATAGTTCTGAAATCTTCGAATTCCCCATTTCTGGCCTAAGATTCCGTGATGCTCTAAAAACGAGCCATTTTCCATTTCGTCAAAGTATTCATACATGGGTTTTACTCACCCCCTGTCTGGTCCTCCAGTGTTTTGCTATACGCACTTGAGCTGATCCCAAGAAGTGCCCCAAGGAACGTATCTACTGCAGCAATCGTGCCGACAACCTCTGTTGCATATGGGAAGCCCCAGATCTTTGACAGCGCAAAGTAAAGCGTTCCTGCTGCCGGAAGAAGAATCTGCGCAATCCATTTAAGATAATCGTACATCTTATTACTCATCTTCATACATAAACTCCTTTCTTCTCGTCTCTATGTCGATCTTCTCAGCCTCGTCTTCAGAAACGATCTTAAGTTTCTGGCAGGCATCATAACCGATCTTTCCATCTCCGTTCCCACCCGCTTCAAAGTACGGCTGGGCGAGCATCTCCAAATTGCCTTTTTCTTTGACCGTGATACATCCTCTTCGCACGTACTTGTCACTAAGATAAATAATCTTGTCATGGCCGAGGGCAACCAGCATCTTCGACTGCGCTGATTCTTTAGCCTCTTCTTTTTCTCTCCGTCTATCTCTTCTCTGAAGCAGGTATATGACTAAACTCATAACTCCAGAGGAAGAGAAAGCGGAGATCAGTGCCGTAACAATTACCACATCGATCTTCACTTCTCTTCCCTCCTTTTACTTACTTCTCGGATTCGATCCGGCGGATCTCCTTACGAAGCTCCTCCCTCTCGTACTCGGTCTGGGCCTCGTCGTACATTCCCTCAAGCTTCGCAATCATGCGATCTTTAAGAGAATGTCCGCTCATGCCTCCATCTCGCGAGACATATCTACCCGTAACTGGTGATCTCATTGGCGCGTAAGCATTTGTGTTGGGGTTCATACCATCCATGTAAACTCTGGGCATTACGTTGCGCCTTGAGTACATGGAAGAAGAGTTATCCCATTCGCTTGACTCACCCATGTCCATATCGTCGTACATAAGCTCTCTGCGAAGCTTATACGCCTTGCAAAGCATCTCAAGGTCAGCGGAGGTGAGATCTTTCTTCTTGTTCATATCCTCGATGCACTCATCGAGAATCTCCTTTGTCTTATAGGCAAGTTTATCCATTTTGATTTCTCCTCCTTTCCTTACATCTTCGGCGGCGTGATAAGGACGTTGGCTTTCTTCACCAGAATCGGAATCGGACTGGTATTTCGAATGCTAACGCTCTCACAGCACCCGCACCAGATCTGAACATTGGCAGCCCGAGATACGTTGAAGTACTCCTCTACAGCCGCGGGAGTAACTTCCATCTCAGTTGCCGGAACGCTGTTTCCGTCGAGTGTGATCGCTGCCGTGATAGGCTGAACGGTTTCGCCTTCGGGAATAGCAATGTTCGCGCCAAAATCGACAAGGTAGTTTACGCTCCGTCTGTTAAGGCGCCTGGTGTTTCCGGAAAGAAGAAAAACCCCGGTACCCTCTCTGTGCCTTACGCATCCGCAAAGGCAGGGGGCCGGAGTATCGGTAAAGACAATGGTCTCGCCAGGATTAACCGTCTGGACGGCATTTGCTGAATATTCAGCCATGTGCCTCACCTCCTCAGCATCCGCAAGCGTTGAAGTTACCGCAGCCGCATCCGTTGGGATTCTGCACCACATATGCCGGGATCGGTGTCGGATTCAGAGCCTGGCGAAGAGTTGCTGTCTGAGCAGCATTATCGGCAAGGATCTGAGCCGTCTGGCCGTTCTGAGAAGCTGCAAGGTTTGCCAGATTGATCTGAGTCTGAAGGTTCGCGTTCTGAGCCTTAAGGGCATCGATCTCCTGCTGGCAGAGCTTGTCGATAATAGCCTGCGTATTCTGGTTCTGGTTCTGAATAATATCTCTAACCCCATTGGATACCGTATTGCGATCGGCGCAAGCCTCGGTCGCTACGGTATACTTCAGATCGGCAATAGCTGCCCGGTTATCGCAGCAACAGTTCTGAAGTCCCATGGAAAGTGAGTTGATTCCCTGATTAAGTGAGTTCTGCGCATTCTGAACAGCGAGGAGGCTGTTATATGCGTCAGAACAGTTCTGGGTCGTCATCGCGGCCACGGATGCCTGAAGGCCATTAATACCGCCCATTACGGCCTGCTGATCGAAACCTCTCTGCAGGTCTGCCTGATACCCGTAAAACTGACCGCCATTACCTCCATTGTTTCCGTTCCAGCCGTTTCCATTGAAGGCTGCAAACAGAAGCAGAATCAGGATAAGCCACGCTCCGTCCCCACCAAAAGAGCCAAGACCACCATTTCCAGTTACAGCGGCTACGTCAGCAGCCGAAAGCCCATTATTATCTACAAAAGACATAATAAAGCTCCTTTCTCCCGTATAAGTTACGGGTAGATGTGGTATAATTAGTTGCTTCTCGCGAGAAAAGAAAAGCCCGGGAGTTGCACCCGGGTTAGACTGTTCTCTTCTGTTAAATTAAAAAGAACCCAGACTAATGCCTGAGTTCTAAATGTGTGTTAAATTGGCTGTGGGGCAGGACTTCCCTGCATACAAGCATGGTATTCTGCTTGCGTCCTTGTCTCCCTGTATTGGTTGGGTGGGAGCAATTAAACGACCCACAATATTGTGTGCTTTATTTCATGAGCTTTTCTCCGATTACTGCGCCAACGACTGCAACAACAATCCCAATAAGCGCAACAAGTGTACCGACGATAATCATATAGCGTCTCCTTTAAATTGCCCTTTACATTAGATGTACATTTTTGCAATCTGACCGAATACTGTTCCCATCTGCCTATGACCGTACTGATTCAGATGTATTCCATCATTCATGAAGCGTGCAAAGTTCATGCTGTTTCTGTTCTGTGGGCAAATCTTACTTTCGTGGTACATATCAACGCAAGGGATCGCCCATTTAGCACACGTTTCGATCATGGCGTTTACATAATCCTCAAGGTGCAGATTCAGATTATTGGTCTGATTATTAGCGGGATATGCTTCTGTTTTATTCTGCGCAGGGCTTACCCTCATTATAGGTGTGCAGAAAACAATTCCGGCATCGTAATAGTAGTTCACTAAGTAATCACACATTTTATTCAGTGTCCCATAAAACGTGTCTGTGGTATCGTCATTGATCGTTCCAAGCGGAACATCGAAATGATAGTCATTTGTTCCACCCTGCACAAAAACAAGACTTACATGCTGTTTCATGTTCTGCATACGTGTGTAGAATGAATTATCACCTGAACCAACAGGCGATAAACAAGTACCGCCGAATCCGTAATTGTTGACGGTTTTTATGTCGCATAGCGTTTTTGCATACTCATACCATCTTGTGAAGTAAAATGTCCCAGTGCCAAGTGCATCCCTTGTGTTATCAGTGAAGCTGTCCCCAAGTACATTCACTTCATCATACTTGTACCCATACGGAAAAACTATCTTTGGAAATTCGATCAGTGATCCTGCTTCCTGATTCGAATAGATTCCTGCTCCCATCTGATGGATACTCATACCGTCATCAGTGTGTCTGTAGTCAATTTTCCATATAAGTCTGCCATTTCTGTAAATCGAAAGGAAGTATTCGTCCTCCCATACCATACGCATAACAGACCCAACCCAACTACTGACAAAATAGCCTGTATTATAATCGACCTTCTTAACACTTCCGTCTGCATTAAATGATGCTACGATTATCCCTGTGCCCTGAAAACCTAACCCGATAAAGCCGTCTGAACTATCTTTCGATACAATCATCCAGACAGGATTCCGCAGAATGGTAAATGCTATTTCTTCGGTTTTATTGAAAAAGCACGGAAGGCAACCGCTTACATTCCCTGTCTTTCGTGCGTATAAAATTCCCGCATCAGTAATCGAAAAGTGTGCGTTAGTACCTTCACTTACAATTTTGACCTCTTCATAACTGATACTATGAATATCGCCCTCGTTCTTGATAATTTGCCCTTTAGTTGTGAGATACTTTACTTTTAAAGCAAATCCGATTCGTCCGTTGTTGTTGAAGTCTGGCATGGTTTCGCCTTCGAAATAACTGCCGTATGTGGCGAAAGATACCCCCATCCACTTATTTGAATACACATTTGATGAGTTGTAGTAGAATATCCCAGAATAGCTAACAAGAACATAGAAATCTGTTGCAATATACTGGTTTACGGGAATCACCAAATCGTTCGCAGAAATCTTCTTAGTCGTTTTGTAAAGAATCATCCTGTTGGTATCGGTTATAAACAGTGTGGCATCATTTCCGCTTATAGCATTCACTGATAATTCCACACCACCGACATAACCGCTGTGAAAAGCATAATTGTTACCGACAATATCTGTTGGGTTAAACTTTTCTTTAGCCTTGTCGAATGTTTCATTCCACGACCAAAGTTCTTCTTCGGTATTCGATAAGTCTTCTTTTAACGAAGTTAATTCGTCACCAGTTTTCTTAGCATCCGCCGCAGCGCCTTCGATCGATAAGGTATCGTCTACAACTACCGCTGATCCAACAGGGTCCACGTGCTCGTTAAGCCAGTCTGACACATACTCGCCAACGCCGCCGCCAAGCTCTTGCTCTATCTCAGCCACGTCTGAGTAAAGACCGGCAACTCCTTCTTCCAGTCTGTTTAGATTATCGGCATTGATGGGAGTCTCAGTTGAAGGGTAGTTCTCCCAGGTAAGCCGCCTAAAATCTACTTTCATACATATTCCTCCTTATTTCTTAAACGCTCCGGCGCTTTGCCTTGCAGACTCGTACTGCGATTGGCTCACCATTCCGGAATTGAGCATCTGCTGTATGATCATGCCAGGATTGGCTCCATTTTGAAGCTGATTCATTAAAAGGTTATACTGCTGAGGGTTGATTGAGCCGTTCTGATAGCCCTGCTGCAAAAGGCTCATAACCGCCTGCTGCGGATTCTGCCTGGCCATGCCTATAACCTGCATCATGTTTAAAAGATTACCCATTAGACTCACCTCCAAGCTCGGATAAGAGCTTATCTAGCTTCTTAGACAGACTCTCAAACTCTTCTCTCGACACCCCAGTATTTGAAGGAGCTTTCGGTGTAGTCTCCTCGAACGGAAACTCTCTAAGCGTCTCCGGAACTCCGTTTGTAGAGGTGGACTTGAGCCAAAACTTCTTAAGATTAAACGAGAGAAGCAGAACCGTTACTCCTGCTGCTACCGGATAGTTCTTAACCTCATCCTCCGAACTTACAAAGATCGTCATGATCGAGCCCGGGGTCTGCTGGGCCTGAGGAAGAGGAACCACTGTCTGAGGCATCTGGTTAAAGTTCATACCTGTTGGTGTCTGATAGTATGGATTGGTATTGTAAGCTGTCATTTGCTATCTCCTTTCGTAGTAATAGATCGGAACTTCCCATCCGGAATCCCATGTGTCATAGTAATCGCCATCTATGACCGCCACCACATGGGACCCTGTAGCGACTAGAAATCTACCCTTAGGGTGATCCATACAAAACTCTTTAATCGTATAGCAGGCAGGGCAGGTATCTGGTATTACGTGCCTTCTATACCCGTTTAAGATTAAGTACTCGCCCCAGGATGAGTTAGATGAGGGCATCTCCGACAGATAGTAACTTGTCATGGAAAGGTCTGCATGAGTGTCTCTCCACGACTGGTTCATCAAAACCGAAATAGCCCTTACAGTACAATCGCTGGTATTCTTATTTACCGGATTTGCGTTAAACCTGACGAACATCTCCTATCTCCCTTTTGTCAACAATTCTCCACTCAAGCTCCTTAACGTTCTCGTTCATCGCATTCATGAGGATGCCGGAGGTTGGAGGATCGAAGTAAAGAGTAACTTTCTTAGACAGGTAGGTTTTAACCTCAGGGATCGACAGGCCGAGTGCTGTTTCGTTTGCAAGGAACTCATCCCACGAACCTTCGTTCTCATCGGAGATCTGATAGCCGTACACCCCGACCCCAAGCTCGTTAAGCGTGCCAAGAACGGTGTTCGTGTACTCGATGATCTCGGCATCAAAGGGAGTATAGTTGGGAGGGAGGTTCTTCTTAGCAGTTTGCAGAATGCTGTCCGTGTTCATTTTTCTCACCTCCTAGATTTTCTTGTTAGTAAGTCGTCCTATCGTTGTGTTCCAAATCTTCCTGTCAAGCCTTCCAAGAGGTGTGGAGTTATGGTAATCCTTAAAACTCTTCTTGGTGCTTTGTTTAGACTGCGTGTATTGCGAGTGCTTTCCGGCAATATCAAGTGCGGCTCTAATGTCCGCCATAGATGTTGGCTTAAGGCTGTTTACAAGCTCCTTGTAGCTTGGTATGCCTTTCTTCTTTTTCACGGCTTCAACCACTTTAGGAGCACCATACTTTACAGCGGCAACGTCCCTTTTGACTCTGTATTTAGCCTGGCTTACAAGGTCTGCGTTTGCCTTATGAAGCTTGCTAAGGCCGGTCTTATTGGCTATGCTCTTTGCTTTGTAGGCAGCAACTTCGGCCGGTGTATAGAGATAACGGTAGCTATCTCCTTCCTGTACCCTCATCAGGTACTTGTGATCCTTCTTCGAAGATCCTTTCTTTCGCCCAAAGCCAAAGAAGTGCTCTAAATAGGCGCCGGAAGAATCTCGTACTACAGCGTAATATGTACTCATAATTCTCCTATTTCCACGGGCACGTGTCGTTAGGCTTCCTCTCTATCGGTAGTTTTGGGAGCATGCGCTCTGAGCCGTAGTGGATAGCCTGATGCGTGTCAAACGTCGTGGTTATTAAGTTGTTTAAATCTAATACTTTGGGATCTCGATTAAGAATATCTTCGATCGTGATTGGATTGATGTGATGAATGTAGGCGGCCTGATTGTGGATTTCGAAATCCGGGTGGGCAAGGTCACACCCATTATCTCTTTCAATGACTATGTTCCGTATCCTTCGCCATTCGGGATACTTGTACAGCATCTGATTTAAATAGCGCCGTGAACCAAAAGTGGCATTGCCAACTTGCCCGGTTATCTTAAGGTACTCGTATCGATCATGGAAATCGGGGATCTCAATTAGCTCCAGATACGTCTTCGTCATCTGGTGTGGCGGATCTGTAAGAGCTGAACGCAGCCATAGCATCTGAATACATGGCCTCGATTCTCTTTGCGCTCTCCATAGCCTCCGTCTTTGCTTTCATATATTTCTTCTGTTCTTCCATGATCTCTTTTTCAAGCCTCGCCTTTGTAGATCCACGTCTTAGAAACTCTACGGTCTCCTGAGATGTGGCAGTACCATTCCTGATTCGCTGTTCGACTAGGTCGTAGGCTAGTGCAATAAGCTGATCCTCTCGCCTTTCCAAGGATCTAGCCTTTCTAGTCATAGGTTTTGAGGAAAATTCAGGAACCGGTACCGTCTCGATTGGTACTTTCTTCCTTCTTCCCATAAAAATTGCTCCTTTCTTTGCCTAATAGACATCTATAGAAACACAAATACCGCTGAACGTGAAAGATCCTCACTCGTTCAGGCGTAAACGAGGCTCAGGGGAGGCCGAAAGGAGACAGCAGCACTTGTGTTTCCATAGACATTTACTAGGTATTGGGTTACTTCAGGTGGGTTTGTGGTGAGTTTCGGAGAAATATCAGTGCAAAACTTGTAGAAATATCAACCCCCGGAGAAATTTTGAGGAAGGCGCCGATGCAAAGGGGGTGGCCCTTTAAAGACCCCCTCCCCCCTATTTGATTCCCAAACTCCCATGTAAAATATGGCCATTCAAGCCGTTAATTGGCTCAAAACAGCCATAAATATAGCATGAGAGCTTGGGAACACTTATGGAGGATACAACATGAAAATATAGCAATCAAAGGTTGCCACTTTTCTACAGGTTTGGGGTCGAATTCGCTACAAAAATATAGCTAAACAGCAACGGAATCTCTATACACTTTGTTATAGATAGGAATTAGTATGTCTGCATCATGAGGATATAGCTTTACATGCAGACCATAAGGATCAACTTCTAGCAATCTCTGACAACCAAAGTCAACAAGTTCTTCTTGTTCTTCCATAGGCAAGTCACTAGAAGACTTGGACAGAATAGCAATCCATTGATCTGTATGATAGCCATGCTGTGTGTCATGGTCTAGCCACTCATGGTAGTGTGTAAAGGGATTCCATGGGTTGTCTATAGTAGTAATCATATAATCACCCATAAATATACTCCTTTCTTACTTCTTACCATTAGTGATGTTGTACACACTGCTTGTAGATATACCTAATCTATCAGCAATCTCTTTACCGCTATATCCTTGTGCTTTCATAGCCTTGGCAATAGACTCTTTTGCAGAAGATATAGCTACAGAGTGCTTAGGCATGGCACGCTTTTTAAGCTCATCCATGTCGCAATGCCCAAGTATATTTTCAAGCTTATTTGGAGATATAGCGCGCGCCTGAATAGCTTCCCATTCGCGATCAGAAATAACGATCCGGTCTTTGCCATTAGGATTATATTTTTTCCTGGAAGCCGTAATGGCTTGCCCACTAAATTTACGCTCTTCCTCATAAGTCATCTCAGGATTATCGCGTTTTTGATAAAATAACTTCCTATTAGCGTCAAGCTGCGCTCGTCTTTCTCTTGGTGCGTTCTGAAGCGCTCTCTTATATTTATCGTCAAGAGATTTAACTTCTTCTGCATATTTTTTCTCAGCTTCAGGGTCTTTTTTATATGTAGTGGTGCTTAACCACTCTTTTCTTGCAGCATTTCCTAAAGCCTTCATTTGGTTAGCATATTCTGCGTAGTACTTCTCTTTTAAATAACCGGGGTTATCTTTGCTTCCACCAGACGTAAGAGAATATGCATCAGAGTAGAAATCCATCTTTCTAATTTCGCTGGTCTTGCCCTTTGTTTTAAGCTCTCCCTTAAAATCAGATTCCTCTGCATAGCGGCGTGTCTTCTTTCCGGGATTAGCAGGATCATTCACTAAATAATATAGTCTGTCACTGTTCTTGTCCCGATTAACAATAACCTTGCCGCCCTTCTCATACTCGCTTTCAGAAATATACTTTCTTATTGGCTTACCAGTAGTTGCATCCACATCGTCGTAATATGACAGACCAGTCTTTCTTTCCTTCTTGACAGTTACATATTCGCCAGTAGAAATAAGACGATCCTTAATATTACCACTAGTGGTGGTCTTGCCAGTTGTCTTAAATATCTTCTCGCCAGTTTCAGGATCTATAGATCTCTTTATTTCTCCGGTCTTCGGATCTATAGACTCCTTTGTTGCAAACCAGTCTTTTCTCTGGTCTACATGGATAGGACTCTTTGCTCTGGATATGATAGTAGAAGCTCCACCAGTTTGATATATTTCCTTAAGCTCTTTGATTCCATTTTCTTTCTCAGACCGTTTCCAGTCGAGCTCGTGCTTTTCAGCGTCAATAACAACCATGGAATGTTTAACGGCTCTTGCGATATGATCATCCGGCGCACCTTTAAGTGTCATATCCGTAATAAGATTGGATACTTTACCCATCTCCTGCTGTTTGAGCTTATTGGTAATAACCTGCATTCCCTCATATTTAGGATATGCTTCCTGAGGATCAAAATCCTTAAGCTCTTTTAAAGAGTCTTTAGATTTGATCCTTACTTTGCTACTAAGTGGAATAACGACAACAGTATCGCCATCGAAATCAGCGCCTGACAATTTAGCAGCATTCTTAGAATTAATACCAACAGCATCCGGCACATCGCCTAATATCTTCTGTGCCACAGACCCTTTGTTTCTAACTGTAAGCTCAGCTATCTCAAATGGTCCTGCGTGGGGATATCGAATGCATGCAACCCTAGTTCCGTCTTTGTAGTTAGGCGCATATATTTCGTTATCCTTAAGTTCAGGAAATGGCAAAATAACATGCGTCTGCTGACCAGGAAATGGCGCCGCTTTAAGCTCAGCTGCGGCAGAGTCGCATTTGTCGCCAAACTGAATAAGAAGATTTTTCTTAATAACAGGATTTTCCAATCCTTTGATCTCTTCGTATTCAAGTTTCTTATATTTTGCGGCTAAGCCAAGCTGTCTTTCGATAAGCTCTTTAGGCTGCTTGGATAAGAACTGAGAAGCAAGATTTTTATCCCACTTCATCCATGTGCCTTCGGCATTAACTATATTTGCGGCGGAAACATGTCTCGTTCCATCTGGGGCATCGTACTGAAGCTGAGAAGATATCTTATCATCAATACTTGCGCCAAACGGATTATCCCAGTTGATCTCTTTAGTACCGTCTGCATTCTTCTTGGTCTTCATCTGCTTTAAGACGGTATTATCGCCTTCGCCAAGCATGGGAGTGCCTTTGTGTTTATTCGTGTTAAATACAACATCGTATCCTTCAGGGATATCATCAGAATACCGGCACATGCCTTTAAGATAATGAGTATTGTCAACGCCCATTCGTATCTGGGCATATCGAGATGATCCAATAGAAATATCATCCATTCCTGGGCGAATCTCAATAAGACCATCTTTCTCTTTACCGCCATCTTCAGCATACCTGATTAAGACTCTATCTGAAGATATACACTCTACTTTGTGAAGACCAAGCTCTGTAAGATCGCCGTTAGCATCATAGACTTTAGGTTCATCTTTTACTCTGGCAATATCGAATTTATGCTCAAGCAGATCAGAATATGTTACATCCGGAGCAGTAAGCGTCTTTATGGTAACCATGTTGCCAGGAGAGCCCATGTTACGAATATAAACAAGTTCCTGATGATAACCCTTATCCTCAAGCAGAGCAATGGCGTTATTAAGATTACTTGAGTTTGTACCAAGCTCAAGCTCGGTTCCCGGGCCTACATCGATATACTTCTTCTTATCGACTAAAGCTTTCAAAATATCGGCCGTCTGTTCGGCAGCATCTCTCTTGCCAGATTTAAAGTCGTTGATCCATCCTCTGATAGTAGACTCGTTTACAGCCTTGCCGGTATCGGTGTACTTTGCCATCTCTTCGCCGATCTTACGCTTGCTCCAGTCAGGATGGTCTTCTTCATATTTGGCAGCCATCCTCCTAAGCTCAGCAGTACGATTCTTTGTAGCAACGGCATAATCTTTGGCAAGCTTGTCTGTTGATGGTTCTCCTTTCTTATTTACGCATCCAAGCTTTTGAGCTATTTCAATCTCTTTAAGTCCTTCTCGCCTGAGTTTGCGGACCTGATTGTAAAAGTCGAAATATCGCTGAAACCCATCTTCTCCGGATCCCCAAGGATATCGTCCAGAATGCCCGCCATTAAGATGACCAACGCCATAATGTGATAAGAAATCACCAGTCTCATCAACGAAGTACACTACCTTCACCCCTTTCAAACTTACTTGCAACATCGTTTATATGTAAAATAGTATTGAGCAAGGATTTAATTTCTTCGCCTGTAGGCTGCTCAATATATATTTCACCATTCTGATAAATCCGAGCTTCAAAGTTAGTTTTAAGAGGGTCGAGTCTGTTCTCATAACAGTATAAAGCGGAATAAATAAAGACCTGCTCAATCTTGGCAGGCCTTGAACCGGTTTTCAGATCAGATATTCTAAGCAGATTGTCTTTAGGATAAAAACGAACAGCATCTGCGGTCCCCTCAATTAGCTTGGATACCGAGAGCTTTTGCTCAGATTCCATCCTAAAGCCTATTGAATCACAAACGAACATCTTCACGGATAAGAACGCTTCCCCAGGAAGATATCGAAGATGGTTAAGAAATGTCGAGCCAATTTTAGAATCGTACAGCTTCGATGTCTCCATCATGTACTTATCATAAATATAACTCTTAACTCCTCTCTCAACTTCTCTTATGCCGGAGGGCTTGGATCCTAATATAATCTGATGTGATGCCCATTCATGTATCTCCGTTCCAATATCCGAACGATACTTGTTCTTGAATGCTTCAATAACTTGTGCATCCGTGTACCGCACCCATGATGGTTGGCTAGGAGGGAACGGCGCGTGCGAAATGCTTGTCGAGCTCATGAAGTATTACCTCCTCGTTCTCAGGAAAAATATAAGCGGCAAACGACATCTCGTTTAACCGCTTAACATACCTTGGCTGATTAGCCCTTGTTCCTGTTTGTTTTTTAAGTGCTTCTTTCTCGCTCTTCTTCACCTCAAGCACGGCCCAATAATCTTTATACAATATCGTAAGATCAGGAATACCACTCTTGTAATTTGGGTCATTCTTTAGAACCATACAGCCGGGATAGCGATCTTTAAGCTTTTTAATGAGATCCTTTTGAAAGTCTCTCTCAAGCATTAAATCACCACCCTTCAAAGAAAAATGAGAACAAAATTGCTTGTTCTCTTTCCTATTCTATTATAGGCGAAAAAATGCGCGCGAAATTGTTACAAAGTTGTTACATGATTTTACTCATCTCCGTGCTCCAATAAATACAGTTCGTTTTCGTATTCTGCCCTATCCTCTTCTTCCTTAGTTTTGTTAAAATTATCGCATACACAAAACTCGCAAAGGGTGTCGTCAAAATATTCATCGAACGCTTCCTCAAGATAGTTCTCCCATCCTAAGTAAATAAGATGATCACGAAATCTGGCTTCTGCATCGCCAGAATCGAACCTATTACCGCAACATTCACACTTCTTCATGTCAACCTCCTTAGCCTATAGAAATATAAACTAAGGAGATTGTACGTCACCTGCGTTTGACTTTCAAGTAGGTGTTCTCGTTGAAGGATCTCTTCTGTTTCAATGCTCTTGCTATTGCCAGATCAAT